TTGAAAGTTTCTAGAAATTTTCTTTTAAATTCCAGAGGTTCATTTATTAGTATTCTTTTGTTTTCTTTCTTGAGTTATCTGATATATGGATTTTTTCTTTAAATTGTAAGCCATATCTAAGTTATTACAGGTAAAATCCATATTACTGATATATTTGTAGTTTATAGCAGTTTCAGTTAATTCTCTATACCTTTTCCAAAAATTTAATCCTGCTCTAGGATTACAGGTATTTACAAAGAAGTTTTTTACCATTAGACCCCACTCATCTGCATCAATCTGATTCTCAAAAATGTATATCTTCATCTTGGTTATAGCATCAACTGTAGCCTTGTCTTTTTTTATGGGTACTACTACATACCCCTCTGGAAAAGTAGTACTTATAAATGCTACAAAATACCTATAACCTGGTTTACCTGCTCTCCAATACATATCAACCATTGCCCGTATCTTAAAATCAGGTATCCTATGTAAATATCTGAGATAAACCTTATCTTTTTTTGTGGTTCTTCTTTTATAGGCTGAAGGAGCTTGTAATATACGAGGTAATATACGCCAATTATTCCACCTATCAAACTCCATAATTAAAGCATATAAATCTTTATCCCACTTATCCTCAGATTCTCTTAATCGTTCCATATTTTTTATAATCCGAGGGTTCCTTATAGGAACTAATAACCAAGAGGAATCCCCTGCATATACAATAGCCTCTTCTTTAGGTAACCTTTTTACAATTGAACCATAAATGTAATCTCTAAACCTACTATCTAAGGGGGCCTTTGGTCTTATTAAGGTTGGGTATAACTGAAAATAATCCGAGAAAAGTTTAAAAAATTTCTCGGACCTAGCTTTAAGTTCTAAAAGTTTATAATGAGTAATACCTAATATTTCTCCAGTCTTCCATCCAGATAAACCATTTGAAATACTTAAAAACAGACATTCCTGTTCCTGTTCAGTTAAACAATCCCAAGCTATTTCTTGATACCTTTCCATACTCTTTTCTAAGTATTATCTGATATTTTTGAAAAATCCACTTCAGTATCTGAACATAGTAGATTATCTTCATCATAATCATTATATATAGAATATAGAATATTGTCAAAGGATATTTGTATTTCTAATGAACCTCTATCTGGGTATAGAGCAACATTTACTTTTTTTGATAAAAGGTTTACTTCCAAAACCTTAGCTGGTATACCCTCAAAAGGGTACCCCCTTAATATAACATAAGAACCTACAGTTAAGTTTACAATATCATTAGAAGAATATATGGTATTTCTTTTTGATAACTTTTTGTAGTATAAATATTCTTTCTTGGATACTGTAGCAACTATAGAAAAATCATCAAAATCTTCATAGTTATCTATCCTGGCTTTTTTCTTTTTAGGAAATATGGTTTCTAATGATTTAAGCCAATTCATTATCCCAGGTATTTCTTTTTTTAACTTCAATAGAAATTGCCTATCAAAAGCCTTATCAGTTCTCATCTTTATAAAACCATAATTAAATAATAATGGTATTTCTTCAAATACATTAGTGTTACCTTTTACCTTTTTTAGAATTTTTACAGTGGGTATATAAGCCTTAATATCATTATACCCCCTACTCAACAAATCTTGGTTTATATATTTCCAATTTTTTCTATCTATTCTACATATACAATATACATAGGAGGTATCTTTCATAATCTGTATGATGTATTATTGGTTTTTTAATACTTTCTTGGCTAATTTATATATACCTTGATAGGATAGATTTTTTATATCCGAGAGCATATATACTGATAAATGTATATCCTTATTGATATTTAAAACCATATTAGGTTTTTTTAAAAGTTGTTCTTGTGTTTCAAATATGATATTTGAAATATTACTTTCTATGAGGAAAAAGGCTTCTTCTTTGGGCATATTATTATATTTCATAATCAGGATTGGTATTTTATTAGCCCTTTTGGCATCATAGGTAGCCTGTTCCCAGAATGATAATATCTTACATGATTTGTTACCTAACAGTAAGTGTTCAAATCTAATATCTTGGTATGATTTACATTCTATACTAAAAGGAAACCTTCTTGAGTGTCGTGAATCCGTACATACTAAATCACCAAAAGAATCCTTGGCTTTAGCCCAACCACCAGAACCAGGAGTCCTAGAAAAAGTATAACCAGTCCAATCCTGCCAAAACTTAGCAACAACTCTCTCAAATCTACTACCTTTATTTTTACTGTTCTTAGCCATGGTTAAATAATTTATACAATATAGTATAGTTATCAAAAAGTATAGGAGGATAGCCCATTATTTTTTCGTACCAAAAGAGTTTTAGCATTTGATATAGGTAATGACTCCTGGTGGGTTATTAAGAATAATGTCCTATTATTATATATCTTTTTAATCAGATTTATTACTACCTCAATATTATCTGAACTCAAAGATTCAAATATCTCATCCAAAAAAGCTATATTTACTCCTTTAGATTCAGTCATTACCTCATTCATAGCAAAAGCCATGGCTAAGTTTACCAATTGTTTTTGACCCCCTGATAACTCTTCATAAAAAACATCTATACCACCCATATTTATAAGGGTAACAAAATCCTTTTTGGTAGAATCTAAGTCTACTCTAAATTGAATATGAAAACCTAAGGTTTCAGAATAGGATTTTAGAGTATCATTTAGGTAAGTTAGTGATGATTCAAATAAGTAGTTCTTTATCCCATTGTTACCAAATGGGTCTTGGTATGCCCATTTATATAAATCCCTTTTTTCGGTATTGATATTTAACTCTTTGGATAACCTATTTAGTTTTTCTGTATATGTTTTTATTTTGTGTTTGTTGGATTTTAGTATATGTTCAAAATCAGGACTTTGTTTTTCCAAGGATTTAATCTGCCTATCCAGAGAACTTATCCTATGTTTAAGTTGTTCTACCTTATTTAATATACTCTTAATTTTATCCCTTTCTTGAATTACCTTGTTTAACCTTTCTGTATATTTAGATATATTATTTGTATACTTATCTATATTAACTATATCATCTTTTATGGACAAGAGGGTATTCAAAGATTCCTTGTATTTACCCTCTTGTAATAATATCACCAAATTATTTACTAATTCCTCAATAGTGATATTATTTATATTATTTTTGGAGTTAGTTAACTTAGTTTTAATCAAAGAAATCTTTGATTTAATATCTTTAATGGTATCATTATATGAATCATAGGAATTTTGATTAGCTATAAGGGCTAATTTATTTACTTCCTTAGTAGCTAGGTTTTTATCATCTTCTAAAGACTTAATTTCAGATATAAGTTTTTCTTTGAAAGAGGTTTTCTCTAATTTTACCTCTTCTACAGTAGTTTTTATTATATCCAAATTAGCCTTTACTGAATTTAATTCCTGACTTATTTTAAATACTTCTGAATCATATTCATTATATCTTTCCTGAGAAAACTTCCTAGCTTCTGTAAGGTATTTTAAATCAAAAATCTCCTCAAAAAGATTTTTCTTATCAACACCTGATTCCTGGATTAACCTTTTCATACCTTGACCAAACATTATAGAATTTATAAAAAGGTTATAGGACATCTCAATATCACGCTCTATAAGGGATTGTATTTGTAACTTACCTTTTTCTTTTACCACTTCAGCATCTATAAGGTAAATTAACCTATTACCCCCCTTAGCACCTTCTACTACATCAGTATAATTCTGACATCTTATTATCTGATATATATGTTGGTCTTTTTTAAAAAAAAGAGATACTTTAGTACCTTTATAACCCTTAGGTCTTATTTTATTCCAGGTATTAACATCTGATATACCTTTTATATTTTTACCATATATGGCCCATACTATAGCAGAAAATACATTGGTTTTCCCAAAGCCATTAGGACCTCTTAAAATTATAACCCTTTTTTCATTGAGTGATAATTCTAGATTAGGAATACTACAAAAACCTTCTATATCAATTTTTGTGAATTCAATCATTGTCTACTTCTTTTATTATACTATAAAGCAAATCTCTTTTTTTAACATCATTGATACCCTTTTCTTTTAGGTATCTCCTTACTACCCTTTTTTTGGATATATTTCTAGTGATTTTATTCACTTCAGTGGCATTATTAGATGGTGTATAATTTTGAATCACTGTGTAATAATTACCATCTTCTACTATTTCATTCTCACTACTTACATCTATAAATCTAGGGAAGTTGTCAAATGGTATAAATTTTAAGGTTAAATCTTCATATATTATCCAATAACCCAATTTACAATCCCTATCAGTCCTACGTTGTTGTAATGGAGCCCCAATCATATACACTTTTTTAGATAACCTTTGAGGTTTGTGTATATGGCCCATTAATACCAAATCAAATCTACTAAGTATATTGGTATTTAGATTCTCTACTGTATTTACTTCAGTACCATCGGTATCCTTAGCACCTGGATAATCTGTATGTAATACTAATATATTAGGTTTATCATCACTCAATTTTAATTTTTTTAAGTATGTATTTAAACCTATATTGTGGTCTATATACGGTACCCCATGAATAGTAAACCCTTTTAGTGATATAGAAGTATAATCAATACACTCCAGGAATTTATATACCTTTGACAAAGTTTTTAACCAACTTGATGATTTATTGTCAAAGGTATTAGATTTATTCATATCATGGTTACCAGATATTGCATATATCTTGAAATCACTATCTAGTTTGGAAAAGTTATCTATAGTTGTATTTAACAAATCATTTGAAATTATTTCTGGCTTATGAAATAAATCTCCACAAAATATTGCTGGGCACTTATACTTTTTACACAAACCCTTAATTAAAAAAAGAACCCTAAAATGATTTAGGGTTCTTTCATTATTTTTATTAAATTTGGTAAAATCATTTATGTGTAAGTCAGAAAAAGCTATAGCTAAGACTTTCTTCATAAATTTTCTGTAGATTTTAAGAACCTTCTAACAATAGAAACTCTATTATTGAAGTCTAATTCATCAAGAATTAATATAGGTATTTCCTTATCTTCTATAGTTATTATCCCAGCATCTGATACAGTATTGGTACAATATGACCATTTATTACGGTATCCCCATAAATCAAGTAACCCAAATATAACTTGAGATACCTCAAATTGATAATACCTATTCAATACCCTTTTATTATTATCCTCCATCTCCCAATGGTTCATAAAGTTTTTGGAAAATGGGATAAATATAATATGAGTGGTTTGTTTAGTTAATGCTTTACATAAATTACAAAAACTATCTATTTCACACTCTGGGTATCTATGAGATAATTTATTTATAATGTAGGCTGCAGAATCGATATAACTCCTATCAGATACGAATGTATCCGTAACATTAAAAGCATTCCTCCTTTTACAAAGAACCTGCATATCTTGCTCAAAGATAATTTTAGGTTCTTTATTAATCATATCCTCATGCCTTTCATTTCTAGTTTCTGGTACTAAATCAGAATAAGAACCAGATATAAAAGGTATGGTAAACATATTAGATATTTCTTTTGCTAAAGTGGTTTTACCTACTCCACTAGGTCCAGTTAAGGTTACTTTTATTTTCTCCATGGTCTTAATTTTAAAAAGGGTTTTAAAAAGCTGTCTGTCATAAAAGAACTTAAAGTGTATTTCTTAAATTCTTCTCTTAATTTACCTCTCTGAATTTTGTTTACCTTTGAATATATTATAGGTATATTTTTCAATGGGTATTTTTCTAAAGCTATTCTTATATCTATAAGAGTCTTATTCCTTTCATAAAGGTCTTTTAGTCCTTCTCTATCTATTCCCTTAAATTCTTTAGTATCATCACTAAGGAAATTTTCTATGGAACCAAATTCATTTAAAAATGACCTAGTTTTTACTGGACCCATCCCTATATATCCAGGTATATCATCAGATTTATCACCAATTAAACATAGGTAATCCACACACTCATTGGGGTTATACCCCATTACATCCATACAAGTCTTTTCCTGAATTATGGTTTCCTTGAAAGGGTTATATATCTTTATATTCTTACTGATTAACTGACAAAAGTCTTTATCTGAAGATATTATAATTACTTTACCTTTGTGTTTTAAAGCATAGTAACCTATATAATCATCGGACTCATGACCTAACCCCTTTGAATCCCATACTACAGGGATATTAAGGTATTTTAACATTTTTTTAACCGACCTAACCTGTCTATTGAATTCTTCATAATCCATAGACAGGTTATTTTTTCGGTGTATTTTATAACCTCCAAGTAAACCGTTTCTAAAATTTGATGATTTACTTTTCTTGGTATCAAAAGTCACTATAACATAAGTAGGTCTGAACCTAGTAATATATGAATTAAGTAATCTCATAAATCCATATATTAACCCGGTTTTTCTACCATCCCTAGCCTTCAACAATTCAAATTTTTGAAAAGCCCTATATGCTAGATTAGAACCATCTATCAATAATAATAACTTATCAGTACTCATTATCTTCTTCCTCCTCTTCTATATCTTGTTGAGATTCATATTCTATATCTCCATCTACTGGGAATAGGTTATTTTCTAGCTTTTTCAACTTCTTTTTAGTTGTACTGATGGTATTGATATTGGCTAATCTCAATAATTTTCTTCTTAAACCATCATCACTTTCTAATAGAGTTCTAAATTTCTCTTCTCCTCTACATAAATTGGAACCATTAAATGAATAAGTACCGGCACTATTCTTATCTATCACTGAATTTTCAAAGAATACATCTTCCAAACCAAAGTACCTATCAAAACCTACAGTATGATAATCTGGGTTGAAGTATAGAGGGGCTTTAGATATAGTAGACCTTGGAGGAGCTACTTTATTTTTTATAACTCTTATGGTTACATATCTACCTACCTTCCTCTCCTTACCCTTAGATTTTATGGTTATGGTTTTACCTCCAAAGAAAGCTAATCTTATCGAAGCATAAAATTGTAAAGCTTGTCCCCCAGGTGTAGTATTATCATCTTGACCAAAGCCCGCATTTAATTTCTTACGTAATTGGTTTATATAAATTTGGGTAACTCCTAGTTTATATAACAATTCATTACGTATCCTGAACATTTTATAAATTGCCTTAGCTCTATTCCCCATGTCAGCTTTAGAATCAATCATTTTAGAGTTTATATTCTCTGCACAATCCAAAGCTGCCATAGAATCCACCACTACTAATATAGGTTCATTATTAGTTAACTTTGACCTATAATATATAGCTAAATCAGCTATGGCATCTGATATTACTTCTACCTGGGTATCATTCAATATGGTTACATTATCAGGATTTACCCCATTTTGGATAGCCCAATCATTAGTCCAAGCTTGTTCAGCATCTACCCATATTACATGACCTCCTAATTGTTGGGTAGCATAAGCAAAATTCAAAGCACATAGAGTTTTACCTGAACTCTCCATACCCATCATTTCAATAATCCTACCCCATGGACATCCTCCACCCATTAAATGGTTTAAAGAAAAAAATGTAGAAGGTATCCATAAACCTAAATCTTCTTCTTCTGATGCTGATATCTTTAAAGAAGAACCATATCTTTTGGTTATTTCATTTATAGTGGGTACTTTAACTCCTACTTTCTTTTTCTTTGCCATGACCCTTTAAGTATTTATAGGTATAACCAGCACATTTCAAACATAAACTTACAATAGCATCTCTCTCAGATTTGGAATTATCCACCTTATCATTATTCACTATATGAACAAATAACCTAGTTAGGTCAAATACATTGAATAATCCCTTATCTTTTAGATTATCATATGGTGTTCTCTTATATTTATACCCTGATTCAAGTAAAGGTCTAATATTATATTGAAAAATTTTATTTTCCAGAGATTTTTTAAAATAATCATTATTAATTATCTCATTTATAGAAATATCTTCTTCTATCTGATTGTTATCTACCTTAATATTATCCATAATTTTCTCTGTATTAATAAGAAAACCTTAGTTATAATAACTAAGGTTTAATTCTTGATGATATGTTTATTTACCCAGATGTTTAATTAAATATCCCCATTTCTCTTTTTCTTTACTACCTTTTTCTTTTTGGGAGTTTCCTCTTCTTCCTCTTCTTCTGTTGAATTTAAGTATTTTGAAAGGAGGGTTTCTAGTTCATCATAAGGTTTTATAATATTCCTTACAACCTCTTCTAAATCCATCTCTTTTACATATTTAGGATTTAGAGGTTTCCTACCAGGACAAGCTGTTACTGTATAATTAGTATCAGTCATTCCTTTCCCAGTACGATTTATCTTTATATCATAACCCTCATCAGTATCAGTCATATCTCCCCAATCATCCTCATCAAGGTATAAGTCTATAATATCCTGGTATACAGAGCGGGGGATAAGGATGGGTTTACAAACCTTATCGGGGTCTACTTCTTTACCTTTCTCATCCTTGTATACAGTACCACCAACAATATACCTTCTACGAGGTGCTATTTTACCTGCCAATTCCTGGTCATCCTCATCATTAGAATCTTTCAATTCTTGATATTTCTCCATAAATGGACAGGGTTCATCAAAAGTAGCAGGAGAAATTATAGCTCCCATCTTTTGTCCTAAGTAGAATTGAATAATCTCCATCCCCAATTCTTTATCAGGACCTTGGTTCATTAACCTTACTCTCATAGTACCATCTTTGGGAAAGAGTAATCCACTACCACTACCTCTTTCCAAGAGTTCCTTTTTACGTTGAATCATCCTCTCTCTGGTACTCATTATTACTTTTTTACCACTACCCTCAGTGGATTTTTTGACTGATTTAGTTTTTTTCGGCTTCTTTTCCATAATATTTATTGATTTTCAATGTAAATAAGCTCATTTAATGAAAGAACAGTATATTTATAATCATTACCTAAATTTAATTCTGAATCAGTAAAATTAGGTTCAATTTCTTTACCAGCATACATACCATAAGTAACTATACTACCTACCATCAATTGGTTAATATAAGTCTTATACCCCTCAGTAATAGGTCCCAATTTTATTATTACACCTTTTTTAGGCAACTCATTAGAATCTGGGTTCGATACGTATAATCCACTTTTTGTGGTATATTCATTATCATTTGGATGGATTATCAATACCCTATTTTCAGTGGGTTCACCCAATACTGAAAGATTTAATTTTATAGCAATGTCTTTAGTGGGTAATGGGATGTTTATACCTTTAATCATTTTTTTGTAAACTTTTATTGTTGTTTTCTTAAGTTAGCTGCTAATGTTTGTAATATCCTTTCCCTGGCTTCATATGCCTTACATATACTTATTAACCTATTTGCTTTATCTGATATCTTTAAAAACTGTTTCTCTAAAGTTATATATTTATTATTAGTTAATGCTTTGTGGGATACGGTATCATTGTTTAACCTACTATCTGACTCTTTATAAAATAGCCAAGCTTTACTGTATGCAATGTCTTTCTCTTTTTCCAACCTATCCCTTTTTCTAATATATTTATCCCTGATTAAACAAAGGAAAGCATAATTAGAAGGATGGTTTTTTAATTGAGTATTTAATATATTCTCATTTATAGAAAGTTCTTCTGATATATTTATAGTATATATTTTACCTTGATATCTTATGGATATGCAATCATCTTTTATTTCACTTATCTTTTTCTCCATGACATAGAAAAGTCTTCTTTAAATATATTAGGATACTCTTTAATGGCTATATCCCGGGTCTTTTTATGTTCCTCATAATATTCATTTATATCAAAATCTTCTCTTAAAAGTTTTGAATAATCATAACCTGGTATATAGGGTAACTCTTCCGCCATATTCCTACCCACAGTAAAATCCATGGACATATCAACATCATCTATACTAAATCCAAAATACTTTTTAGTAGATGGATTACGACAAATATCCCATATACCATATATAGTATCTGGAGTTAAATACTTGGGTTCAATGAATTGATATACTGAGTCATGTACAGTATCTACTTCATCCATTGGGGGTAATTCTCCTTTTTTTACCTTTTCATAAACTATAACAGATGCAAATAAAGCCATATCTGATGCTGCAGATTGGCATGGCATGTTTGTGCTCTGTCTCAAAGCCTCTAAATATTCCCCATACTTTTCAGAGTACACTTGTGGACATCTTCTCCTCCTACCAAATAAAGATACACAATATCCATTTTTCTCCATAAATTTATGTTGCTTTTCCATGAATTTCTTAATCTTTGGAAAAGTACAAAAATAATCATCCAGAAATTCTTGACCTTCTTCTGCTGATACTACTTCTTCTGGAGTTGAAAGAGATTCTGCTAATTTAGGAGCAGACTGTTCATATACTATACCGAAGTTTATGGTTTTAGCTTGTTTCCTTCTTTTTTTCCAAAGTTTATGTTCTGGATGTTGTTCATCTTCATAGATTTTTATTATCTTATCGTAATCTTCATGATATTTTTTACAAGCGGATGCTAAGTGAATATCCTTACCAGTTCTAAACCACTCTAGCATGGTATCTTCTTTAGCCAAATGGGCTAATATTCGTAATTCTGCTTGAGAGTAGTCATAAGTTAAAAATAACTTATTTGGGGGAGTTATAAATTGAAGTTTTACATCGGGGTTAACCATAGTCTTGGGTATATTTTGACCATTGGGTTCCCTAGATGATAACCTTCCAGAAGTTGTACCATGTATTAGAAATGTTGGGTGTACACAACCATCACTTTGAATAAGGTTACCTAATCCTACTATAAAAGTGGAATTTATAGTTGATACACCCCTCAATTCCAATAAAGTATCTATAAAACTAGATTTATCATAAGCCTTTAGCTTGACCAAAACATCCTCTGAAGTACTAGGGTTGGAAGTATCCCTTTTGGTCTTCTCATCTTTGGTATAAGCTAATATTGGAAATTTGAACCCTTTGGGAGATATAAACAATAAATCAATCATCTGTTTGGTTGATTTAAAGTTTACTGGATTATCTAAGGCTTTTTCTTCTTTAGTAACATATTCCCCAACCAAAACCCGGGATATTTTTTGTTCTCTGGTTTTTATTTGCCTCTCTTTCCCAGTTTGACTACTTAATTCTTCAATTTCTTCCCTTAGTTTATTAATATACTTATCTTTTCTCTCCTTTTTAGTATATTTTTCATATTTTATTACTTGTGGAATTGAATAAAGCTTATTAGTAAAGGTTTCTATTAAGTTATTATATTTTACCTGCAAAGATTCATTCAACTCTTTATCTAGAGGTAAACCATGACATTCAGCTGATTGCAATACTTTACTTGCAGGCATTATTAGATGCCTATATAAACTATAAAAACCTTTCTCTATTAATTTAGCCTCCAAAAATATAGATAAACGTAGGGTAAAATCTACATCCATGCAACCGTATCTACATAATGGTTCTAATGGTTTTTTATCCCATGGTATATTATCGAATTTATCATACTTTTCATAATCACCAAATTCTGGCAAATATCTCCTAACCATATCTTTCAGACCATTAGGTCTTTCTTCATTTAAGAGATATTTTGCTAACATACCGTCAATTACAGTACCCCTAGCATATATACCATACTTTACAAATATCTGATTATCAAATTTCCAATTCCAACCTACCTTTACTATGTTTGGATTTTCTATTACTTTCCTACCGAAATATTGTAACCATGATAACCATAAATCATTTTTTTGTAAAAAAGAAACTGATTCATCAAAATGTTGTAATGGGATACTTACACCTGAACCAACTTGAAAGGATACTGATAATATGGTTGGTTTAAATTCATCTGTATAGATACCTTTAGCATTAGTTTCAAAGTCAACAGAAGCATACCCAGTTTTTGAGCATGCTTCTATTAATTGTTTTAATTCACTAAAGGTTCTTATTATATGATATCTGGTTACCATTATAATAATTATTTAAATTGTAGTACTCGGAACGGGAATCGAACCCGTACGAACATCGCTGTCCATGGGATTTTAAGTCCCACGTGTCTACCTATTCCACCATCCGAGCATTTTTGGTTGAGCTACCTGGAGTTGAACCAGGACTAGAGGAATCAAAATCCCCTGTACTAACCATTATACTATAGCTCAATCCTTCATTAATTAACCTCTAATATATTATGGAATGCACATTTATTTATAGATTTCCTTGTTATTATTATCAATCGTGTTTATACCATACTATTGAGGGAAGTTTTTAATTTCACCCAATCCTTTTTGTACACATGTAAAGAATCAATAGTATGGTATAAGTACCCAGGCTTAATTCCTAACCTATTTGCAACATAATCCTTTAATTGCCAAGCTAACCATACATCATTTCCAAAATGAGTTATAAAATCAGAACTCCTTTGATGATAACATAAGTTCAATTGCTTTTCTCCTCTTGGGTTCTCTCTGATTAGAAAATCATAATACATAGAACATGGTATCCTATGATAACCATCATAATAGTTAGAATCTATAGTTCCAAATATATTCAATACTGCTTTCCTAGTATCTGGGTCTTCTTCTAACAACCTAATTATAGCTTCTAATTTAGGATACTTTAATCCCTTATAATCTACTTCTGTATTAATCCTTTCGGAATATGTATAATCAAATTTAGGTACACTATATACATCACTACCTATTTCATGAGTATCTATATTGGTCAAAAAATCATTCCAAATTTCCCACCTCAATTTATAAGCCTCACCAGGGTTAATTCTCCTGGAATCAATCCTTTCTTTAAATTCAGCTATAGCCCAATCTTTACAATTTGTAAATACAAATAAGATATCTTCATCTTCCAATTTTGTTAAACAATATTGTTCACAAATAAGTTCTTTAGTAATAAAATCATCATTACCAGCTATAACTTTATTTTGATAAGTTTTTGGCTTTACTTCGGAACCCATTTCCCATAAATTACGACCAGTTTCGGATATTAACTCATACCCATTTGAATAAATCCTCATGTTTTTAAATGTTTAATGGTTTTAATAAAAAAAAGTTAGTATATTTATCTATTCTGTAATATGTAACTTACAATCTCTAACTAGTGTCTTTGGGTATTTAAATAAATCTGGTCTCAATACTTTAAGAGCTCTTTTATGTACCTTATACTTAATATCATCTGGATTACAACTCTTTAAATATTCTAACCTTTCTAATAGATACCTTTTTCTATCACTGTTAGTTACTGAACCCAATATACTCTTGATATCACGATGTACATCATACATTAATAATACAGTATCATCATTAAATACCTGGTTGAAATGGATAACTAATTTAAAATCATCTTCTCCATAAATATATTCACCTACCCTTTGAAATAATAATAAGTCACATATCAATCTTTTAGTAATTTCAGAAGCTCTCAAAAATACCACTACTGAAGGTAATACATCACCCATTCTTCTAGAAAATACCATAGATAATAAACAACTCTTACCATGACCATGTTTATTATCAAATGATAATGGTATATTATATACCTTATTATTTTTCTCTTCTTCTTTAGATACCCAGGATTTTACTTTTTGTAAATCTGGTTTATTAATATAATTACCTATTAGATTATTCCATTTGGATATGGTATAGTTAAAATGTCTTCCAAAATCAAAATTTTGAGGTAGCCTTGGATTAGCTACCTCAATTACTAAATCATATAAATACAGAGCCTTATTTTTTATAATAATATCCCAACCTTTTTCTCCTTTTATAAAAGCCTCATTTATTTTCTCCCAGGCTTCTAAGGAATCATTAAAAATCTTCTTTCTCATACCTTATTAAATACCCACCGATAAAGGAGCTTTAATTGATTCTAAGGATTGGTATCCTTCTAGTATGATATCACTTACTTCAAAATCCCATAAATTTTTGTATTTACAGGTTTCTTCTTTAAGTTTAACTATAGCCGTATTATTAAGTGGTTTCCTTTTTAGTTGCTCTTTTGCAGCCTCTATATGATTCTCATATAAATGTATGGAGTTACCCACCCATATTAATTCCCCTGGCTCATATCCAGTAAGCCTACAAATAAGATGGTTTAATAAAGCATAAGAGGATATATTAAATGGAAGCCCTAAAAATATATCACAGGAACGTTGAGTTACTATTAAGTCCAAATACTTATTATTACGTACATTACATTGGAATAGTATATGACATGGGGGTACTGCTACTTCTAGGGGAAATATTTGATTAGGGTTCCAAGCTGTTACTACATGATACCTAGAATTAGGTCTTTCGATAAGACCATCTATTAACTGTTCTAACTGATTTAAGCTATGTTCCCAATAAGTCCATTGATGCCCATATGAAAAACCTAAATCCCCATAATGGTAAAAAGAACCATCAATTAATGGTATATTAGTTTCTAATCCTGTTAATCCTGTTATACAAATATCACAGGATTCTATCATCTTAATAAACCTTTCTTTAGAATATTCTTCTTCTATACCTCGGTATTTACATAACCTTAGATAATATTTATAGGCATCATCATCCCATATGTGTACATTATTTTTTAAAAGGTAATGGATATTAGTTTTACCCTTTAAAAACCAAAGTAACTCAGCTACTACTCCTTTAAAGTATACTTTTTTAGTTGTTAATATGGGGAAATTTTCAGTTAAATCAAACCTTAACATTTCACCAAATACTTCATAAGTACCTGGCATACCTTTCCTGGCAGAAGGTTTATAATAACCATGGTTATTTACCTTATCTAATAAATTTAAATACTGCTCCATCACCTATTAATAATTAGATTTTATCCTGAACTGATTTACCTTATTTTTCTTCCAATACAAGAAATATATATCAGAATCTACTAAGCCTAAATTAAAGAATAATCCCATCATACTTAAGAAGGCCATAATTATAGCTTCTTGATATCCAGATTCATTAGTCATCATTTGAGATTGTTTCCATGGCTTATTTTTTAAGAAGTTCCTAGCTATATTCAACCAATATGTTACTTCCCATAACATATACTTATAGGAGTAATATAACTCATGACTATAATATCTACCGCAACTTAGATACCTTATATCTAATACATGCTTATGTATAAATTCATAGGAATCCTCATAATCATCAATTATATCTTGTACCAAATCTACTGTTTTCTTTAAGTTACTTTCTAAGTCTATGGGTAACTTATCATACATCATATTGGTACCAACTACTATAGCCTTCCTTAAGATATTTTGTTCTGAAAGTTGATACCAATACTCTTTTACTTCACTACCATTAGTAGTAATAGGGTGGTGTTGATATTTAATGTATTTTTCTATGAAATCATCTATGTCCTTAGGTTGGATATTAGAGTATATCAGTAACTCTAACATAAAATGAAGAGAATCAGCAATCTCTTCACCTGCATTCTGTAAATGATTTAAAGTCTGTATATAATCTACTTCATTTATCTCATTTACCCATAACTCATTTTTTTGAGTTAACTCATCTACGGCTAATAGGGATTCATAACCTTCAGCTAATTCCTCAATTACCCTACCCACAAAATCCTTTAATATTATTTGAGACTTTTTGGTATTTATATCCAATGGATACATGGGTAACCCCTCAATCTTTATATAATTATCCAAAAGTTCTTTTTGTAAACCATATAAAGTTTCTAAATATTTGGAATCAGCAATTGGTTTAGGTTCCTCTTTTATATCTCTAGAATCCATATGTTATACTTTATTTATTAGTTGAACCAAACCCATTATCTCCTCTATCCGAACCCATTTTTGAAATATATTGTTCATATATTTCAAAACCTAACTCTTCGGGTATTGAACTAAAAATTGGTATATGGATAAACTGTACTAATTTTTCTCCACAATTTATAATCTGACTATCATCACCTGAGTTATATACCCCTATATGTACTTCCCCAGTATATTGTGGGTCTATTAACTGTGCAGTTACCAACAAACCCTTTTTAGTGGCTACCCCAGATTTATTTAAGGCAACTAAAGCCGAACCTGGATGTAGTATTACCCTTATACCACTAGGTATCAATACTCTATCATGGGGAGCTACCAAAATCTCAGTAGAATTTATAATACCCGATTTAGTAGTTAATCTGTTCTTATTTTCAAAATCCTTAAGAAAGTTATAATCAAATTCTGGTACAAAAAAATCTATACCAGCATCCTCTATATGGGCTCTTTCTGGAGCCTTAACATTCCTTACTTTTGTAAATAATAAATTTGACATAATGGATATATTATTTAGTGGTACTTTTATTTGAAAATTCTTTATATAAAAGCCTAGTTTCTTGTCTGGTTAACTCAAATTTCTTTTGTAATTTATCTATTATAGATTTTTTATCCTCACCTTTACGTTTTAAAGTTCTAAACATTTTTTTAGCTGCAGTTTTATCTATTAAGATATCTAAATCTTTATAGATATTCTCTTTCTCTAACTCCTTTCTAGTTTTACCAAGAGAATTAGAAAACTTAATACAACATAATTCTGAATCTCCACATATTTTACATTCTTCGGTAGATAAATCATAATTCTTACCAAAACATGGGTCACCATTAGAACCTATCATATCTAATGTAATTGGTTTAAGTATATTAGTTTTACTTAAATCAGGTAATTCTTGTTTTTTACGAGGCATATCAACTTCAATTTATTGATAATAAATTGTATATTCTTTATTTATTATGTACATTAATCACTCTAAACTTACTTTTTTAAAGGAAGTGAGAAATGACTTAGTACCCCATACTTTTCCTCAAATTCTTTATAATCTTCTGGGTCAAAGTACCTATCGGTATAATGCCAAGCATTAGATTTCCCTTGTTTAAACATCTTCTCCTTATTGTCTGATTTTTTAACCCTTTTATTTTTCATGGCTTTCTACTTTATTAAATGACTTAGTTTTCCTATTCTTTATACCATCAACTAAAATAACCTTTAGATTCTCTCTTTGATAGTATATCTTTCTATGTTTGCTATGTCTTAATAAATAGTGACCTGGGAATACTATATCGTCAAGATAAGCTTTGTTTTTAGATGAAGATTGTCTTACTAACCTACCCAATATTTGTATAGATTTTTCATTGGAATCCATACAAGCAGTATTTTGTAGATATCTTAAATCTGGGAAATTCTTCCCTCTAGAAATTATGGTTGTGGATATAAGTATATCTATATTACCATTTCTAAAATCATTTAATATTTTTTCTCTATTAGGTGTTTTATGATGTACATAAGCTATACTAAATCCCAGTCCCAATTCATCACTCCTTTCTTTATAATATTTATAAAGGTTTTCACAATGATTTATATGCTTAGTAACAATTAATGCTGGAAGTCTACCATACTTAATATTATATTGTGTCCTAGTAAAACTAATCTTATACGCTTCAATATTATTACTAATAATACTCTCATATTCTTCTAAATATGTAGTTACTTTCTTTTTAGGTTCTATATGAGAAACAACCATCTTTACTACTACAGGGGTAGCTTTCTTATTTTTTATCTGGTCTGATAACTTTACTTGGTCTACTTTATTGCCTATAAACTGCATTATATTCATATTATGTACCATATTTTTCTTGGAATTATCCATATATATGGTACCACTTAATCCTATTCTTACCTTGGTATTATATAAGTGTTCTATTACTGATTTATAAGTTTTATTATCTATAATATCGGCTTCATCAATTAAAACTATACCAATTTTACTTAACTCATAGGCATACTTATTTAAATTCTGAGATACAGATTGAACCATAGCTACATTAAAATTACCCCAACTAGATACTTTACCTCCTCTTATGAAAGCAATATTCTCATTGGGTAGTAATGGTGGAATCTCTCTTTTAAACTGGTCAAATAAATCAGAATCGTTTAATAACAATATAGTTGGAATTTGTCTATGAAATGATTCATGGATAGCACAGAATAGTAAAGATTTACCAAAACCTACTGCGTAATCTCCTACACATATTAAAAATGGGGTACCCCCAACTTTATTATTCAATAAATTATTCAAGGCTTCAATCTGTCTTGGGTATAAATCTATAGAACCAAGAGATTTAGGTATATTTGGCTCTATACTCAATTTAGGTCTTCTATCAATTATTTTAACTTCTTCACCCCAGGATATTAAAGTTTCATATACTTTAGGTAATAATCCAATCCTAAATATACCATAATCATTTATGTACTTTATATAACCATCCCATTTATTATTACCCCTTTGATACATTTGTATATGCCAAGCATTTGGATGTTTTATCTTAAACTCATTATACAGTTTATGGACTACTTTTAATGGCCCATCAACTTCACATTGATTAGCATTCTTAATTGTTATTATCATCATATGGTAAACTAATTTTTATGGGTTCAACCAACCCTGTGGAATCAAAATCAATATTCTTTCTGTATACACAAAAATCATAAAATTCATCCCACAAATTATTCTCAACTAGAAAATCTTCAAGTAAACCTATTAATTCTTTTTTTGATAGGGTAATCATTTTTTCTACTTTTTAAAATCTTCCCAAATATCCTTAGTTACCTTCTTGGATTCAGGTGTCAAAGTTAAACCATTTTTAAATACATATTGAGACAATCTTTGGGATGCCTTATCTCCCCATAAATCAGATATATTAGGGATTCCATTACAAAAAGCTAAGGCTTCAAATTGAGATTCTATAAAAGTTTCATAATCCACACCTAATTTATCTGCCAATTCTCTAGCCTTCAGGAAATTAAAATAATCCGAAGAATTATTAATATAATTATTAGGGATACCAGTCATTTCTAATATCCTATTTACATATATATCATGTACCTCCCTAGTTTCTTGAGGATATTTATCCTTAGCTATTAAATTTTCTATGTCATACACCTTTAAAATCCAATCCACCTTTTGTAACATCCAACTAACACAAAAATTAAAATTAGCTCTTTTGGTAGAAGCTAAAAGTTTTAGACCAGTTTCAACAAAACATATATACCCCTCCCGTTTATTCAAATCATATTTATTACAAAAATCATTTATAATGGGTACCAACTCTTTTATATGAGTCCACTGTGTATCTGTTTGTTTTATTTTAAATACCCCCACATGTTTCATTTTTGTCCTAACTGAATATATTATATCAGCTAATAGGTTAGCATCTCTAGTAGAAGATTTTACCCTACTTACTACCTGGTTAGTAAGTTTCTTATTTTGATTAATTATAACAGAACGATGGTCAAAGGAATACCCCCTAGCCATCTTAAATATATCCATAATCTGTTTATCAGATATATTGATATCCAATTTATTAATTATCTCTTTAAAAGTATCTATACTTATATGTATCCCTGGTAATCTCATCTTACAATTTCAAATCTGTCTTTAATTTTAATAGTTGTGAATAGGTGAGATAATGTGAATTATATACTAATTTCATGGTTTCTTTTCTACCAATATCATTTACATCTTTACCCTCTGGTAAAAATATAACCTTTACTTTTTTGAAATTAATGAGTTTAAAAGCTAAATCTATAGCCCTATCTTTAGCATCTGGGTCAAATAGAATTATAACTCTCTCAACTGGGGATTTTATGATTTCATTAATCTGATACCTAGATATAGCTTTACCTCCAGAAGCTATCCCTCTCTCTCCTATAGTTTCAGCATTTATAGCTCCTTCACATATATAAACTGTCCTGTAAATATAAAGAGCGTCTTTATTATATATAATAAAGGATTTTCCTAACCCGGTATTAGAAACTTCTGGATTATTATATTTTGGACCATTACCTATAAATAATCTAGCATTGTAATATATAAGTTTTCCATGTTCATAAAAAGGTATAATTAAGTAGCCAAAATATTTACCTTTAGTTCCATACCCCCAACCAGCCATAGCAACTTTACTTATATCAAAACCTCTATTCTTAACATAATTTCTGGCTGATTTTGCTAATATAGAATTACCTACCAATAAAGATTTGAAACCATCTGGTAAGAATATCTCTTTTTGTTCATGTAACTCTATTTTCTCTTCTTTAAATATAAAGCCCTCATATTTAGAAGAATTTAGTATATTTATTACTTCATTATATGTGTCAACATTTTCTAAATACATAACTAATTGCATAGGGGATGGGTGATTACCACACACAAAACAATTAGTTCTATTCATGAACAAATTTATACCAAATTTACCTTCTCTACCACAATATGGGCATTTAGACTTCATCCACCCATTCCTATAATCATAAGCCTTTATCTTTAGAATGAAATATTGATGTAACTTACCTTTGAAGTTATTAGTTAATTTTGTAGCCATATGTTATATATCACCACTTTTATTCCCAGCTTTACTCTTATCAGCAACTGGGTTAGATTTACTATGCTTCTTAATTAAACTATCAACTACTTTACCTTGAGTTTCATCATACTTACTTCTGGCTTCTTTAGAAAATTCTTTCCATCTTTGCCTATCTGCATCTATGTTAAATAAACACCTACCACTTGGTCTACCATCCCTCTGAACAACTACCTCTAATCTTTGTATATTATGTTCTTCCTCTTCTTCTGTAGAATTCAAACCTAATATACATTGAGCATTCCTAACTATGGAAATAGAGGAAGCTATATCATTATCTTCATATTTAGTAGGTTTATGTCTTGCCCCCTCTCTAGTTATATGTTGGGCTGTCCATATAGCATCTAATTTTAATTCTGAACCCAAGTTATCCAATTCTATATATACATTATTTATACGGGATATATCTTCCTTATCCTTGGCTATTGAAGCCAATTTAGCTGCATAATCTATAACTAATATATTTACCTTTATACCTAATTCACTCTCTAATTTTTGTACCAAAAACTTAATGGAATTTGCATCTGATACTAAGGCTGGTAATCTTTCTACTATAAATTCTACTCCCAACCTCTTATATTTTCTCATATGTTTCTGTTCCATCTTATCAAACTCCCCAGACATTATATCCTTTTTGGTTTTATTTAGAGTGGATTGAATCATCCTCTCCATTATCTGGTTTTTACCATTTTCTGTATCTATATACAGTACATTCTTTTTCATAGCAAGATATCCCCTTGCTATATTTATTAAAGCAAAGGTTTTCTTAGCCTTCGGTTTATCCAATAATACGAATATACTACCTCTAGAATAACCATTAGCATTAGATAATTTATTTAATTGCCAATATGGAGTAGGTACTATATCTGGGTCAATTTTTCTCATTAATTGCCTTCTAACTGTACCATTAACCATCATCAATGGTTCTTCATCTTTTATGGGTTTTGAATTATGGATAATCTTAGCTACTTTATTTTGATAAGCTTCATAGAGATTAAAATCTGAAAAATCCATGGTTTCATTAAGGGACTTCATCTCTATATAAGCAGAAAACTTATAAATATTCTCTTGGATAATTGACTCATCTTTCAAGGGGAATTCATATAAGTTCTTAATAATCTTATTTAGATTAGGTATATCATCCTTGGTAATTAAATTAACATAATCCTTACCTTCTAATAAGTTTTTACAAGATTCTATCAATAATGGTTCTCCCGGTATTTTATGATATTTCTTATAAAATCTCAACAAACCTTCCATTATAAGGGCATGTTCTATAAGGGTAAAATATCCAGGTTTTATTTTTGATATAACCATTAAAGATTCTTTACTTTGTATAAAAAATCTTAATACTTCTAATTGAAACTCTATGGAAAAACTAAACTTATCCAAAGACCCTGTCTTCTTTTTCATTTTTAAGTAAAAAAATTATAATAAATTATAGTTAATAATAGAACTTCTCATATCAGAAGTTAGTTCTCATATAACACACTTCATAAACAGTATTTACATACAGAGTGAAATTATTAAATAAATTTTTCTCAAGAATAGATAATATTTATATATTTGCATAAACAAAAATTACTTTAAAAAATATTATGGTATGGCCAACAATGTTAATTATGGGTGTGAAATTCATAGGATAAAAGAATTTACACATTATGATAAAGATAGGTTTGAAAAATTTTATAAACTCTGTAAACCTTTGATTAGAAACCTTACTAAGGGTATAGATTACAGAAGATATAATGTATCACCAGACATTATTCAATCTTACTTTTGGGATAAATTTTTATATGTATATAACAAATACCAGGATGATTATGAAGATGAGAGATTAAAAGCTACCCTATTAAGTTCTCTAATGACTTATAAAAATAAACTTTTAAGAAATGCTTATTCTAAATCTTCAGAATTTAATCAAGAATTAGTTTCTCTTGAAACTTTGTTTGATAATAATAAAGAATTACTAGATGATTCAGAGGAGGTATTGAATAAAGAAAATAAATCACTAAAATTTCATGAATATATGAAAGAACACCTATCTCCAGATGAATATCTATTATTTGTAACACAGTTAGACCCACCTATATTTTTTCAAAAAAGGGTAGAAAAAGCTCATGGTAAACTATCCATTGAACATTTGATAGAATTTTTTGAATTACCTAAGGATAAAAAATCACATGACTTAATTTCACAGATGAGAAAACATATAAAGGCAGTATTAATAAATGCTAAAGATGATTTTCATTTTTAACAAAAAAGGGAGTATAGTTGGACATATATAATGTCTTCCCTATACTCCCCACATTAACCAACTCAACTATGGTTACTATGATTGGTTATTAATATTATCCATTTCTACTATAGCTTTTACCAGAGTAACTACCAACCTATCATTTACTAAATCATTTTTTAATAATCGTACATCTTCTTTGTTATCCTGAAATAACCACTCGATGTATAAAGCATAGTAATCACCCATAAGTACTGTAAAATTGGATTCTTTAAGACCTCTATACTTATAGGTGGGGAATGAAGATTTTAAATTATCTACAAGAATTTTCCCAAATACATTGGATTTGGTATTGGTATTACCCCAGGATGTAAATACTTCATAGCCCCTAGCATTACACCAATTATTACCCATACCTGCTGCATTATTGTGTAGAGTTAGTAATAATTTACTTTGGTTAGGTTCTATCTTTATATTGTTAGCTATTTGCTTCCTCTTAGATAATCCTATCTCTAATTCAGAAGTATTTGTAAATTCCACTCTGAAATCTAAATCTTCCAACTGTTTAGCTAATGAATTACATATATTTCTACTCCACATATATTCTTTATGTGTACCATCAGGGGAGGATTTACCAGCTACATCTGAACCATGGGCTGGGTCTAATATTATAACTAAATTCCTCATACTACAGATTCTTTATATAATTCAATTTTAAACCATTTATCAATATAGAGGTGGATTGGTCCATATTAGAGATAGTAAACTCTGATTTAGGTATATATACTTGTTCTAATACAAACTGTTTTATAACATCTATATCTTCTGTATTTACAACTCCAGAAAGTTGTTTTTCATTATTTATAAAATTACCTAAGAAATTAGTTAATTCTGAAAATTCATTTTTTACTACTCTATCAACCTTATCTTCGATTAAAATTTTATTTTCTATATGGTTTTCTAGCCTTATCCTTAGTATATAATATTTTATACTTTGACATAGGCTATTCATACTACGTCTAATTATAACCTGAGCTTCATTATCACCTATACTACTATCTGATACTCCTTCAAAATATTCTTGAGTTCTAGTTGCAGCAGTATGTATTGTATCTATTTTCTTAGTAAGTGTTATAATTTGATAGATGAATAATATAACTATCAAAATCATAAACACTATAAAGATGCTAAATACAATCTTTAGAGCACCATAATTAGCAGTAGCTTCAGCTAACTTAATGGATGACTCTGTAATTTGGTCTACTGCTTCATCTAACATTTTATTTTCTTGTTGGATTACCAATGGTTTTAGGAACATTATCATATCTTTACTCTACTTAATATCCAGACTTTATTTCTTCATAACTACTATAAATATCATCATATATACTAACTACCAATTCTGAAGGTCTATCTATTGGGGTCATTAAAGCTGAATTTACTCTGTACTCCTTACCTTCTACTTCTAACAAAGCAGTTAAATATAAACTACCACTACTGGGATAATCACTAAATTCATATAACCCATGTAACCTAGTTTGTCCAGCTTCTGGTCTGGTTATAGAAATACAATCACAAGTAACTGAAGGTCCTATTTCCAGTACTACTATATCACTATATGACCCATCCCAATCATGTATAAAAATGTTATATACATATTCAGTATTTAAATAAGGAGAAGTATTTTGTACTTCCAATTTAAATTGAGATAAATCAATATCTCCTGGCTCATCTGGATTATCCTCACCTTGGCCAGATATCCTAATAGTAGCTGAAGTTAAGTTTAAGGGTATTTCAGGAGGTGCACTAATCAATATAGTAGGAATATCAGGTATCAAAGTAACATCTTCATCCTCAAAAAACTTTACATGTATAGGTAAATACTTATTCAATATCTCAATAAGAGCTTTTTTAGCATCATCTAGTGTACCCATTTCCACCAATAAATCATACATTCCTTTAGGAATATAGATATTGGCTATCATATGTATACATGACCAACAATCTCCATATCTCCAACCAGCTTTTATTTCATCGTAAGTACTGTATACATTATTATAACTAGCTATAATCAAATCTATGGTACTTACATCTCCATTACCAGAAGAACTACCTACTTCTTTTAATTCAAATCTTACTCCATAGAATCTTCCCAATACTGTATAGAAATCCTCTGTACACCTTATCTTATATAATGATATGGCATATTTTAATATTCTTCTAGTATCAGCCTTAGGAAAACTCCTTGGGTCATTTAACCATTTATAAACATTTTCTTTAGAATAACTTGAATCACCTACCAATACGCCATAAGCATATGGGATATACCCAAAATATTCCCAAATATAGTTTAGAAATATACCGGGTGTTTTATCTATATCAATTATGTCTGTGAAATTATCTATCTCTGGTATAACTTCTTTATCAAAATACTCAGAACATATATCTATAAATCTCTCTAATATACCTTTCCCATTTATATCTTTATAAGTATCTTCTACCTTATATTCATATGGGAAAAGGTGAGTAAAGATATAATCTTTGAAACTTTTAAACGACTTCATGAATAGTAAGGTTTATGGTTTCTGATTTAAATATTGGGATATTATAATTCATAGGTACCAAATCCATGTTCATCTTCTGGATAAATAGGTTATACCTATCCCCTACATTGTACCTTAAACCACTAGTACTATCCCCAATAGTAATTGTAAATCCCACATTGTCATTGTTTACTGTTAGATTCTGACCAAATTGACCATTGTGGGTTTTTTGACTGGTATCAGTTATCTTGTAACCATTCTCTAATATAGTAATAACCATGGTTTCACTAATGGAACCCCCCACACCATTAAAGTAATTCTGAACAAAACTACTAATATTTAATTCTGGTGAAGTATTTGGATTATCTATAGGAGTTGGGTACCCTAATAAATACAATTTATTCAGATTTAAATAATCCACCATGCTTTGATTATCAATTAAAGCATATATATCAGATAGCCTAACTACTTTATTTATATCTGAAGTATTATAACTATAGGCTTCTATTAAAGCTTTCTTTACCTGGTCACTTATATCAGTTTTTGTAAATGACCTTCTACCATATATATCAGCATCAATATATATCAATGCTCTATGTGTTGATGATACAGATAGATTTGTAGTTATAATTTTTGACTTGGATACATAATCTAAAGTACTCTCTCTTAAAGCCAAAGAAGCTTCTCCACCACCATCTGGTGTAATGTATATATCAACATATTTCCCACATATATAATTTACGTAGGCTTTATCTACTCCAGGAGCCATCTTAGTTATAGCCTCAAAATCCTCCTTAGTTATAGCTACTCCCAAAGTTTTTATAGAAAGGGGTACATGGTGCTTCAACATATCAAAATCTTCGTAATCAGAACCTCCAGATGCAGGATTAGTATTTATCACTTTAATATCTGACTCTATATCCAATATGCTACTTGGTACAGTATTAAAAGAATTTTCTTCTATATTGCCCAAAGAACCATAAGTCAAATAATATACTCCCTCTACTTTACCGTTTAAATTGGGTTTCATACCAAAAGAACCATCCCCAAAAATTATATAAGGTTTTAAATTTTGGTCTAACTCCACTTTATAAGTTTTATCAATTGAAGAGGAATATGCAAAGGTGTCCACTAAAATCCAAGGTTCATTATCTATATATAAAACCATTGAACCTTCCATGTATTTTTTATCAGCTGGTAAATCGCCTAAATATATAATAGGGTTATTAGAAGTAATATTCCCTAATTGAATCCTATTGGGGTCACCTACTTTCTCTTTTTGTACTACTGGTACTTTTATAGAATAAGTACCTTTTTCCCAAAGTACTGTTTTGGATACTAACCATTGTTTACCATCAATGGAATTGAATACTGTATTTACTGGTATGGTTATATCAGTAGAAGTGGGTTTATTATTACTCTTATATAAAGTCAAATCCACTGAAGCTGGGATAGCACTCTTTATATGGTAATCTACCAATTTACTATGCTTATATAGAGAAGAATATCTCCTAGCAGTAGGGAAAAAAGTTTCCCTTGCCATATTATCAATATAGTAATGGATAACTTCTGCTATAGCAGCAAAAATAGAAATTATTAATATAAATATATTACCTTCACTAAAATCAGTTATTTCTGGTACTCTATTTCTTAATTCACTAATCAGTTTAGCCTTAATATCATTATAAGACCTTTGATATGGTGTTAACCAAGGATTATTAGTTGCCATAAGTAGTAGTGTTATTTAAAGGGTTATATTCAAAATTAAGTTCTTCCACTGATTGAGAGTTGTTTACCATATATCTTAAATATATATGTATCTTTTCGTTATCTCTGGTTGTTTGTACATCTATAGCCTTTACTCTTGGTTCCCAAGCTGATATACCATCCTTTATAAAATCCCTTACTAGGAACGATAAAGCTTGGGTGTTGGGTTCTTCTATACATTCCCAAGTTCTAGAACCAAAGTTTTCTTGTCTAAATCTTTGACCTAGTTGAAAGGTTAAGATGGCTTTTATATTCTGATTTATTAACCTTACATCCCCAGATATTACTCTCCATGAGACTTTATTTACTTGAGTACCATCTGGTAATGTTACTTTCTCTGGTTTACCATCTTCCCCCATTATAGTAGTTAATTCTATGGGAAAATATGCACCAGAACCAATTGAGTTGAGTTGTTTTAAGTTCATGGCTATATTTTTTAATGTTTTACTTTAGTATCTTCAATATTAACCATCCCATCTACCATCCAAGCTGTTACCTGAGTACCGGAACCAACAGTAGCCAAATCAGTTTGTATGGAGGTGACTAAATTTCTTAGAGAATCCACATTAACCAACCCTCCATTACTACCCCCATTTAAAATTGTATCACTAGAATTGATGGTCAATTTATCTCCACCATCAATAGTTATCGAACTACCATCAATAGTTATCGAACTACCATCAATTACTTGTATGGTTACTTTTTGATTTAATATAATGGTTAAGGAACCATCCACTTCACTTATATAAATCTTATTACCAGTTGGAGTCACTAAACCAACTGTATCATTACTTTGTAATTCTTCTGGTACCTCTCCTATTCCCCAACTATGATAAGACCATATTGGTCTCATTGGGTCACCCATTTCAAATTGTACCCAAACTATATCTCCAACTCTAGGGATTAACCACTTTACCCCTGAATTTATACTACCTGGATTATTATATGGTCTTGCCCATACTTTAACACCATCATGTATAGAAGGTATTATAATAAGTAATTTACCAATATTATCAGAATCCTGATTATCCAATACTACTCCACGATATATTGAATAAAATCTACCGATGTATTCTATACCATATTTTTGAATTAATTCACCTACTGTCATGGTATTAATTTTTCTCAAAAGTAACTGTATCTACTCTAACTATATTGGAATAATCAATTTTATCCCCTTGTTCAATATAGTCTACATTAAAGTCCTTATCTGCTTTATATATAGCATATGTACCTGGACCTTCTTCTATGGCTAAAAATGAATAACCAGGGAACTTTTCTTTATATTCCAAAAGAGTATTCTGTAATACTGGTATTCTATCATAAGCACCAGTTTTTAATGACTCTTTAGCTATACCATTAATATCTGCCATAGCCTTTTGAACCACTAAATTTGCCTTTATTACATTCTTAGATACTGGAATATCTCTTTGTATAAATTCTATATCACAAGTATATCCACTACCACTATTGAATTTATGGGTTACCTTTTTAGTATACCAAGAACCTGAATACTTAGAAGATACATTTTGTATTTGTATATTCATAGATGATTCTATACTTGGGTCCCCTACAACCAAAGCAGTAGCAGTAACCTGATTTTTAACCACTTCTTCTATATCATTACCCATAGAAACTCCAGAATTAGGTGTCACATCAGAACTTAAAACTCTGGCACCATTTATTGGTACAGTAACTGTAGCTTCCCTAACTATGGTGATGGTATCATAACAACCTATTGGTGTACCATAATCAGTTTTTAATCCAGATTGATTTCTGGATATAATTTCTATATTACCTTGCTTTTTTAAATGGTTGTAACCCCTATCCCAAGAACTTTGTCTTTCAGCATATACTTGACTTGGGTGTATATAAGCTCTACCCATACCAGCATTACTTAAAGAATTAGGTGGGTTAGGGTCATATCTAGTAGGGTCTATAGTTTCTCTTAATTTAATTTTACGTTCTATAGTAAAGTTACCCAATACATTGGTATCATGAATAGCCTTATCTAGAGTGGAATAAGTTTGTGGGTCTTTTAAAGATTCGAACCTACCCCTCAGTTGTTCCATAAAAGCATTAACTTCTTCTGAAGTTAATTGTGGGTCTGCTGATATAGCTTTTTGAGCATCTGATATACTAGAAAATTCAGGTAAACTATCATATTCTTCTTTAGCTCTTTGTATCTCTTGCCTAGATACTTCTTGCCTTTTTCTAGTATTCTCTAATACCTGTGGGTCCCAGATAGCATACTCATCATACAAAGGTCTATTAGATAACCTGGTCCTTGGGTCCCCTGCATTGGGGTCTGGATTATTGCCAAAGTCAGGGCTTGTATCTAACCATTGTCTACCTGACCAATGTATAAATCCATCTACATTATCACCATTTATATCTACTAAAGTTTGAGCGGTGGTTACATCTAAATCTTTAGTATCTGGGTCTATATCAGCTGCTTTAGATATTTCAACAGAAGACTTTACAAATTTAGATTTTACTTGAAACCTTAGTAATTCACCATTACCACCAGCATAAGTATATACTTTAGTAATAGGTCTTAATTTTTTCTGATTATGGATATTTAATGTACCATCTCTACCATCTAGACTCCATGGACCACCAGGTATATTCCTGGCTATTTGTTCTAATTGCCCACGTAAATTCTTAGAACAACCACTTATTATTATATTAGTGGCTCTATCATGCTTATGTATAATCTCTTTAAAATCATTTGGGAACCTTTCAGTTAACTCTTGATTCTCAGGGGTATATTCTAGAATTTTTATACCCACACAATCTGGGTCATTTTTATCTGGCTCTTGAAGTACCTCATAGGGGTTAAAATTACTACTCCTTAGAGCTTCTACATCTATTTTTGGAGATGACATAACAAAATTATTTTAATCTTTGCAAATCCTCACTTTTTATCACTCTTTTTGCAATAACCTTTTCAGCAACAGTAGCAGAAGGATTATAATCTACTAATTGCACACCAACTGGACTACCATTTAACAAGTTTTTTACATAATCAAAAAACCCATCTGATTGAGGGTAATAAGATGATGGAGTATTCTTCAATAAAATTGAAGAATCAGCAAAGTTTATAGTAATATGAGTACCTTCTTGTTGAAATTCTACCTCATGACCTATTATTATTACCGTTCTTACTTGACCACATTTAGGTTTTTCTGAAGGATATATCCATCCCCACTGTAATTTAATGGGCATCTGATACCTTAGTTGTGGGATTGAGATTAAATCTGGGTTATTAGTTTCTAATATAATATACCCAGTATCCTCTTTATCTTCATCATAAGAATATTCGAAATCAGTACAAAAAACTCCAATGGGTAAATTACTCAATGGGTCAATAATAGCATTACCACTACCATCAAATATGGCCAAATAGGGAGTACCCGTACCATCCTGTAATATTGGTTTACTATCTTGTTGTATTTCTGAAGCCATATATCAAGGAATTATAATTTCCATCCCTGCTTCTAATTCAGTGAATGGATTATATATAGAATTTGCATCAGCTATCTTACCCCATAAACCAGAATCACCATAGTATTTATAGGCTATGTTTTGAATTGTTTCCCCTTCTAATACTGTATGTACTCTAGTATCTGGGCCTAAAGTTATATCATATGGAATTCTTTCTAAAGTAATGTCTCCATTATCATATTTGATAACTCGAGCATTACTATATGGACTTATATTATTTGAAGCCATGATTTAAATATTATTACCAGTATCAGTTTGAAAACTGATACCTTTGGTTTTCTTTAATAATTCTTCTGGTATAATATCTAAATGAGTCCTATTACTAGAACTTACCCTTTTAAAGGTTAAACTTTGAGTAGCAAAATTAGGTAATAGTTTTAAATCAGTAACACTATAATCTGCATCCGACACCCTTTGACCATATTGGGTGTGTTTATAAGGAGATGTTTTAACAGCATTTTGAAAATGTGTTAGTGTATAAGGGGCTGACTCTAATATAAATAAATCGTTATCAAATAAACCAGAAGTACCCCAAAGAATATTTAAAGTTGGTGGTGCATATAAATAACCATTGGCTTTAGTCCAAGACTCTAATAATTTACATTTTGCAATTACCTCTTCTCGGTTATTAGGGTCACTTACATACCAAGAAATATCAAAAGATATTGTATCCTCACCCCCAGTATACATCATGAATGGGTTATTTCTACCCATCGATTTAACACTTACCCAATATGATTGTGGGTTTACTGATAATTCATTTGGTCTATTCTGTATTACAATAGATATAGGGGGGGATACATTCTTATTTATAATTATAATCTGATTATTTATTTCTTGAGAATTTGAATGGTTGATTTTTGTGTAATCAGTAGATATAATTGGGCTCTTACCAGTAGACATAGCTACCCTCCTACTAGAAGACCATTTGTTTGAAGATTCAGCTATAGATAAAGAATTTTCTCTAGCATAATGATGGTTTATAAAATCACCAGACGTTGAAATAGAATTATCCTTGGGCATCGGAGAAGTAGCCCTATTTAATAAAATCTTAGTCCTCCAAAGTTTATTTAGAGGGGAGGTAAATACCCTCCCCGACTCTAAATCCACTAATTTATTAGTTATGGACCCTATGCCTTTACCTATGATACTTGCCATGATTAGTTAATTATTTGGTAGCTAAACTAAGGTTTATATCCTCATTATCTTCAGTAATTATCTCCCTTACTCCTTTTTTACCATCTACATTTATAGTAACATGAGAAGTTGGCTTTATTTTTGGTAATTGTTCAGCCCAATACATCATAGCATTATATAACATCCTTACCTCTTGAGTAAGTGTTAAATCTTTACCATTTTTCTGTTTATCAGATTCTGATTTATATCTATCAGCTAAGGTATAGGCTGAAGTAGTATTTTCTTCTAAGGATTCAGAATTTTTCCTTAACCCACTCAAAATCATTGGTAGTATAGTAGATACCCCCATAATGGCTATTCCAATAGGACCTCCTAAAAAGCCTAATAATTTAGAACCAAAACCAAGTAATACTTTACCAAGACCATTAGCAGCAATATTTCTAACTAAACCTCTACCAGCTGTAGCTGCTATGGTACCACCCATAATACTTCTAGTTAAGGTACTAGCACTAGTATTTCTTATAGTATCACTAGCCACTTTCCTATTAACAAATCTACCAGTTTTAGCATCTATTGGTATACCAGCTTTATTATACCTTATCCCTCCAATCGGTACACCAGTAGCTTGCATTACACTAGCAGTTGTATTGGATAATATACCAGCTTTCCTTTGAGCAATAATTGCTCTCTCCATATCAAGGTATCGTTTAGCACTTAAAGTAGCTCCATTCCAACCACCTATAAGTACTGAAAACATTCCTCTACTAGTAATCTGAGAATCATTTTTCAATAATACCCATTTAGTCCTTATGATAGTTAAAGCAGAGCCTACAGTTAATAATGCAGTACCTATAGTAATTACGGATGATATCAAAGTACCTAATACTGGTGTAGCCAATATATCCCTTAACCATCCAACTACTATACCTATACCTTTAAATATGGGTGATAGAAATGGTTCTACAGCTTCTGTAAATGTAGTTCTTAGGTTTTCCAAACTAGACCTCATAATATCCAGAGAACCAGCTATGGTATTCATCCTTTTCTCAACTACACTTTCAGCAAAACCTTGAGAATCATTTACTATTTTACCTAGAAGTTCTCTATAACCATCCAGGTCTCTCATAAGAGCTACTGCTGCTCTATTACCCCTTACACCAAAGATATCCAAGAATACAGCATTTTGTTCAGTAGAGGTTAAATTAGCCGTGGCTTTTTGTAATTTTTCTAATATTATTGAAAAATCCAATAAATCACCTTTAGCATCAACAAAATCCTGTTTAGATAAACCTAATCTAGCTAAAGCTTTACCCCCTTTAAATGAAGGTTGAGATATAGACTTATTTAAATACCTAACCATATTAGATAATGCAGTACCAGCCATAGAACCTTGTATACCAGCATTACCTAAAGTACCAATCATAGCAGCTACTTGTGGTAACTCTTGTTTTAAAGTTACCATATCTGCTGCAGCATATTTAATGGATTCAGCTAAATCCATCATTGATATGTTAGAAGATAAGGCTGCTTTTGTAAGTTGGTCTCCTACAACACCTGCAGCTTCTGAAGCTTCTATTTTAAAGGTTCTCATAATATTGGTGATTAAGTCAGCAGTACCTCCTTTACCACCAAGTTCCATACCAGTAGCACCAGCCACAAAAGCAGCCCCTTTAATCATATCATCTATCTCCTTGGCAGAGTTACCTGCCATGGCTAGATATTTCATACCAGAAGCTATTTCCTTTGAGTCAAACATAGTTTGTAAACCTAATGTTTGAGCTGTATCACTTAGCTTCTTTAATTGAGCATCAGTAGCTTCAGTTATGGCTGATACAGTGGTCATGGTATCAACAAATTCTGCACCCTCAATTACAACATCCGAGAGTGTACCAGCCATACCTATTGCAAAACTACTAACTCCATTTGCAATACCTTGTAAAGCAATAGCATTAGCATTCACTGCCATTTTAGCATCATTATGTAACTTCTTTATTACACCAGATGCTTCTCTAGCTTGGTTAGAAAACCTATCTTGTAAAACTAATGCTATGCCTATTTCTAATTGTCCAGCACCTGGACTACCACTTGTATAACTTGCCATAACCTATATATTTATTTGGGGAGTTTAGATTTTAGAGCTTTATAATACTCAGAAGCCGACTCAAGTAACTTAAGTCGGCGCCTAATTGGTAAATTAGCTAGAGTAATATAATCTATATATATCTCAGCATGTTGTAGATATACAAAATCATCCTCTAAATCTCCCCCGGATAGAAAAAACCTTTTATAGCTACTACACTTATTTGTTCACTCATACCTGGTACATTGGGGTTTTCAATAGTAGTTATACCATTGAATATAGGGTCTAAGCCTAATACATTAGACCTTATCTCTATCATATCTTTTACAGAAAAAATATGAAAAGAGGTTACTTTTTCCCATTTACCATCTACCTTTACCCTAAGATTTCTAGCTACCAGATTTTGGTTCTTTGTACCTTTTTCTAATGGTAGATTAACTACATAAGATTCCCCTTGTGCAGTAAGTAAATCAAACATCAATTCTTTACCAGAACCTATTGTAAAGGTTATATCTTTGGTTATTTTTTGTTGGGGGTAGTATGGAATAGCATTAGGCTTAGCTTCCAATTCTTCATTAGTGGGCATTTTAGAATAATCAAAAAGGAATTCTTCTAAATCCTGAGAATAATTCACTATTCCCCCATTATTTTTGCCCCAATCATGCTCAAAATCTAATTCTTTCCCAATAGAAAATATCCTAGATTGCATCAATATGCAGTACCTATCCAAAGCAGGCATGAGATTATGAACTTCTTCTGGGGTAAGTCGCCCATTTGTTTTACCCATAAAATCAGTAGATACTACTATACCAGCAATAAATCTAGAAATATTCATTAATTGCTGAGCTTCCACTGGGTTAGATAATATATCATCATCTGCACCATTTTGCTCCCTTATTGTATATTTATAACCAGAGGGAGCAGTAAATTCTAATTTGTGTCCTTCTAAAATAGCGTCCATAATGTTAACCTTTTGTTGAGTTGATTTTTTAAAGTAAAAAAGGGAGAGTTCTTAATTGAGCTCTCCCTTTTGAAATAGTATAATTACAGTTTTTCGCAAGTACCTACGGAGAACTCTATCTCTTCTATAGTATTATCAGAACTCATCCTATCTAATTCCTGACCATTTACTCTAGTAGGCCAAACTTCGGTACAAGTCCAACTGTTTAGAATTGATACCCCATCTTCAGCTAATTCATTTATCAATACAGTTTCCCAATATTCTGAAGGAGTTAATCCTCCACCTAATAATAAATCTTGTACTGACATTAACCAATCCCATAACCAAGTATCGGAACCAGATGTAGTTTCCAATTTAGTAGCTGTTAAATTACCAACTGAAATCCTACCACCAGTTTTTACATCCCTGTTTATATCACCATGAGATACTTGTTCTATGGTAATCTCAGGAATAGTTACACTCTGAAATAAATAAGCATTTATAGGGTGCTTTACAAATACTATTTGCCACAGAAATCTTTTTCGTGGGTTCTTTACTTTTGCAGTAGCCATCTTTATTAATGTTTTTACGTAGTTAATTATTCATTAGATATATCAATACTACCATTTACAGAATCTATGATTATATCAATAAGAATATCCTGTAAAGGTACAATATCCTTGTACTTAAGTACAATCTTATATTTACCTGCTCTTACATCAGCTTCATTATTTACTTGAAGGTCTTGGTAAGATGTAGCATCCTGGTCTCCAAGCCATTCATAGGAAGAAATGGCATTGTTAGTTACCAAGTCATCCATAATCTCTTTACCCTCATAATAAATATTCTTCCAGGTAGACCAGGTATTAGGTTCTTCTAAATAACTTTCTAATATGGGTCTCAAATTCTTTTTAATATAAAGATTCAACCTCACTATAGAAAGAAATTTTTCTGAATCATTCTTAGGGTGAGAGGTAAACCCATGCCATAACATAGTACGTTTACCCTGAGTTCTAGTATCCTTGATTACAAACAGGTTGAAATACCACTCTGCTAAGGATTGAAGTTCTTCTATATTTGCAGGAGAACCAAGATTTTCCATCACTGGACCAAGAGCATCAGCAACTACCCCCCTATTCATACCAGAGAATGAATACCAAGGTCCAAAATTAGTTGCTGATACATCCCCTAAACCAATTACTGTACCCAATACATCGCAATTTTGTAATGAACCATTGTCATTATAATATTTTATACCACCACCAACAAATACCACTGATTTACTATACCCAATAGAAGGTATCATGGTTTTAAGTTGAGATAAAATGGTTTCTACTGTCTGGATATCACCAGAAGATGTATATTTAGGTACTTCAACGTATAATACCTCCTCAAAGACTTTAGAAACATCCTTAGCTATATTAGAGTATACCTCAATATAATCTAAAGGAAGGTGTTGGTGTACGTGTGAACATATTAACTGATAAGAATCATCATAGGCTTTTATAGCATTATAAGCTTTTATCCAGGTATCAGCATCAGAATCACCACCATTGCTACCCTCATTTATAATCATATAAACTGGATTGGTATTAATAGTAGTACTACCAACCTGGATATCACCATACCAGTTTTGGTAATCTCTTATAGTACTGATTACATCATCTATTGTTTTTATCCTATTAGCCAAACTCTCTTCTGTGGCAGAAGCTGACTTAAATACCAATTTAATATTGGGTACATTATTTACAAAATCTTGGAATACCTGAGGCTCTACAAATGGTGTGATATCCTTGTTACTAGAACCAACACTGGAGAATAGCAGATTATTAGCTAATATAGATGAAGAAGCTATCTGGTCATCCTCGGTAAATCCAGTAAATTGAGTTATGTATATTTTGTTTATAGGACCACCATTATTAGTTACTCTTAAATAGAAATTTCTATTTAAATTATAACCAGTAGTATCTAATACTGGACTACCAGCTTCTTTGGTATTAATATTTAATACCATTGAAATTTTATTGGTAGTAGTTTGGGGGTCAGTTAATACTATAGTTATTGTTTGCTTTTCTCCCCCAGCACTACCACCTACAGTATATTCTTTAGCTACACCAAATTCTACACCTTCAGCACCCTCAACTCGGGACACCCTAAGTTTAGAACCAATTTCCAGAGCTTTCTTTATATTAGAGATGGTACCATCTGGTACAATTTCTTCACCATATATCCTTTGAAATTGTGAATAAGAACTGATAATTTCACTTGGGTCATTAAAATTACCCTTAGTAGTCCTAGCAACCACATGGGATATACCTAATAAAGGTACACTAGATTGAACATTGTTGTTTTTAAAGTTGAATTCAACTTTTGGAGTATTAGGCATAGTATTATGTTTTTAAAATGTGAATTAATTATTTGTTATTTTTGTACTTTTCCAGTAAATTAGTTTTAGCTACAATATAAAAAGTAGTATATATACTAAAGATGTAATCTATGGCTAATATTAATAATAAAAAACCTAGCCCTTTACTTATAAAAGCATATAGGGTTAATACAAAACATATAATCCCAATCAAAAAGATTATAAAAACTTGTTTCTTCATACCAATGTAGTTTTATTTGCTATTTACATGTATATTTTCATTATAATCAGCCAATAATAAATTAATATCCACTATGGGTACCAAATAAGATTCTTGGGCCTTTTCAAGTACTAAAGTATCTTGTATAAGAAATTCATATACTTTTTCCATTAACCCAAGTTCTAGATTCGGTATATCAAAGAAATTAACCAACTCTACAAATATATTACCAGAGAATAGGAATTTCTGTTGATTATATGGTTTTACATAACCCCTTTGAGGTATACTCCAAAACAGAATTTTATGTAAAAGCCTCAAATCATCTTGATTATTTGCTACTAAATGAACGTCTATATATTGGTCTATGGTTTCATAAGGTTCCTCGGTAACTGTAAAGCCTACACCTTCTTCCTTCTCTATTAATTGTCTAGGTAAACCAATATTCCCTGGATAAAATCCTTTAGCATTTACCACTATACGTGGAGTTAGTTTAATATCCTTAGATTGGTTATTACCAGTACCAAATATTTGAATATATTTGGTTAATTTAGATATATCTTCTTTAAATCTTTGTTGATTTTGTGTATTTATAGGTAAGTATTCATTGGGGTCTACGGTAAATCCCAATTCTTTGGCCACATTTAGTATTGAACAATATATGGACCTCTCTATAATCTCTTGAGAATCTACCATCTTACTTGATTGGCTTTTATACTGAAATCAGTTCTTAACTGTTTTCGTATATTAGTTAAAATTAATTTCCTCAGATATTCTTTACCACCTACGGCTCTTAATGAAGGAGCCCATAGAGGTCTTGGGGGTATGGTACCAGAAGACCCACCACTACCATATCCTCCAGTACCATATTCCAATATTATAGCTAACTGATTTAAAGTTATTCCTCCACTAGATAGCCTTGATTTACCAATTGGTAAACCAACTAAAGTCCTAGACTTATATTTAAATAATCCTACTGACTTGTGGTATAAACCGGTTAAGTAGTAAATTGGGTGTTCCCCATACTTATCAATGGTAGCCCTAGATAGAGGTTCCCAATATACTCCTGAACCCCTTGGAGGAATACCAGTAGCTATAGATGTTTTTACTATCCTTAATAATCTTTTAGAAAACCTATCAATTGAAATATCATAACCTTTTTGTATAGACTTGGCTACTCCAGTAACTACACTATCAACTTTAACCCAATCTCCATACAATTTTACCTCTATACCTAGATTATCTATATTGGGTATAGTTATATTTACTTTCTTAGCCATAAGTATATACTATTGACATTCATCATAATAGGGTGTTAAATATTGATATTCTAAAACAAATCCCAAATTTGTTTTTATTAACTTAATTAACCTAGCACCATCACTTTGAATTGAACTTTGTTCTTTATATCCAACCTGATACATATCAAAACTACCAGTATCAAAAACAAAACTGAAGAGATTGAATGTACCACCAGCATTCAATATGGGTTGAATAATATAAGCTATTGGGTTTGTATCTGTAAAAGTAGATGCTTTTATAGTAATATTAGTACAAGCTAGTGCACTATTGTTAATATGTAATATATCTCCTCCAGATATATTAAAATTACCACTAGCCATAGTTTTAAAATTGTACTTATCTTTCTTAGTACCAACTTCGGAAGTTAAATCATCAATATCATTATTGATACTGGTTAAGTCAGTTTTCTTAGCATAGCTATCTAAGTCAGTTTTCTTAGCATAGCTATCTAAGTCAGTTTTCTTAGCATAGCTATCTAAGTCAGTTTTCTTAGCATAGCTATCTAAGTCAGTTTTCTTAGCATAGCTATCTAAGTCAGTTTTCTTAGCATAATCAGATAAATCAGCAGTTGGGGCTAAATCAGCAATGCTTTGTAATGTAACACTCTGAGTAGCTGATACCTGTATTTTTTCATTACCTACTGGTTTTACTACTGAGAATTGGCTTATGTCTTTAAATTCAGGCATGGTATTAAAACTTTTTAAAGTATTATTAAAAAAATATTATCTATCATAGACTATATCGAAACCTACCCCAGCTGATGATCTTACTAAAAGTATTCTCCATAACTCTGATTTTTCATCTTGAGTAAGGGTCCATTTAGTACCATTAAATTGTGGCAAACTACTACTACTACTTCTTATAACCGCATAATTACCGTAAGACCTTAATACATCTTTAAGTAAATTTATCAAATTTGATTTATGATTAGAATTTTTCAATAGAAACTCTAAACCCATTTGCTGTACACTTGGCCAGGTAGTATTTCCTGTTAATGTGGTACCATCAACTTGACCAGAGGAATCAGTTATAGTAAAAGTAAATATTCCACTAATACTTGTTATACCATTTGGTGTTATTAGGTTAATACTACCTTCAGTTCTACCAATGCTACCAACCACTATGGCTTTCCTACTCTTAATAACTCTAAATTCAGCCAAAGCATTATTAGAGCCATATTCTCCACCTACACCAAACTGTAGATAAACTTGTTCACTAGAAGTCTTATCATTTAACCTCACCACATGTATTGATATCCTAGTTACTGAATTGCCATTACTTACATCTCCCTGCTGACTAAGTATCTCTGGGTCTCCTAAAGCATCTATTGGATACCAAATACTAGCAAAATTATCTGATGGTAATTTAGAAGATAGGGTGGGTATTACAGCTTTACCTTTTACTACAGTACTACCAGAAGTATATACTTCACTCCCTTTTACTGTCACATCATATATAAAATACCCTCCATAATCTAACCCATCTGGGTAGTTAGTTTTATCAGTAAATATACTTCCACTGCTAGTCTTTTTATAACCTACATAACTAACAGTATTAGTACTTAAATCATAGGATTCTACCTTATTACCACTTAGTAGTAAAGTATATTTATTAAAGTTTACAAAATTTGTTTTATTGGTATTATACCTATTAGCAGCTTCCGTTGCACTTACTATGGATACACCCAATATCACATTTGCCTTATACTGATTTATGTTGATTGTACCATAAGAATTGTAGGTAATATTGATACCATCATTAAATAAGTTAGTAGTATTACTATTAGTAACAATTTCTGTTCTACTAACTCTACCATTAGAACTTTCTACCAGACCAATCTTTATATAAACAGTCTTTCCTGGGTAAGCTTCTGATGCTGGTACTAAAGATTCTTCCTTATATCCACTACTATAAGTAACCGTTTTTTGTACTACAGCTGGATTATCAGCCATAATCTTTATAGGGTTAGAAGTAGTTACTGCCGATGCTGGTAATACATATTGACTATTTATTTGTTGATTGTTATATAGAGCAACTGATACACCACTAAATCTACCATCACCTCCAAAACCAACAATATCATTAGAATATGTAGTACTAATAATACTATCGGCTGATTGGGTAGTGGTAGCTGTTACTTCTGCCGAGGTTTTACCATTTAAAGTAACTTTTATTGCTATAGTACCACTCCTAGAAGAATCATTACCTGTATTACTAGCCCAAGTTACATTAGCCATATTATCTACTGATAAACCAGTAACTGGGCTTACTATCCTTACACTAGAAAAATCACTAGCTACTAAATCATCGGTTTCCCAACTAACAGTATATTCAGTACCAGTATTATTATATTTATATTTTTGAGTTACATATATCGTTGGTTTAATTTTACCACCAGTTACTCCAGCCTCATTAACATATTCAAATATACTTATTACTGGATTACTATATATCTTCTGACCAGCTGATTGGGTGAATGTAATAGTTTTAGTATTAGTTTTACTACCTTCTCCTGTAGCTATTACATTTACTTGGTAACTCCTACTAGAAGTAGTGTTATTATTAGTATAAGTTACTTTATTACCACTTAAACTAAACCCACTAGAACTACTTACTTGAGTATATGATAAAGAGATACCACCATTAGCTGCAGTATTATTTTTAGTAGAACCAGAAGTATAAGATACTGTCTGACTAGCAGTGGGATTTATGGTATAAGTTCCCCCAGTAGCATCTAAGTTTACAGGAGAAGTTACAGTTAAACTTACATTACCATAACTAGCACTGTTAGCTTCTAAATATATGGCTAAACTATCAGTTACATTTATAAGTCCAGAAGTATAAGTAGCTTTAACTATAATACTCCTTTTATTACCTACAGTTGTACCTCTATTTACCCCAGTAACTAACCCTTTACTACTAACTGTAAAGTAACTACCTTCTCCACTAGAAGTATTAACATAGGTTGAATTTACAAGTGCTGAATTTTCTAACCTATCACCTATATAAGTTTCTAATATGGTTTGCAATTGTATACTACCACCACTAGCTGGAATGGTATTAGATGCTCCCCCTTGTACACTAATTATAAGTCTATAAGTATAAACTGCTTTTTCTTGTATTACATTTAATGTAGCTTTGGATTGAGTACCAGTATTTACCCCAGATTTGATAGTAGAAAAAGTTAAACTTTTACTCCTCTCTTTACCTTTGTTCTCATCAGAACCAATATACACTTTTTGACTATGTTCATCTGGTTTCATATAAACATATAGCTTATCATTACCAGAACTATCCCATGGTATACTTATCTTAGTATAATCAGATAAATCAGGTACATCTCTTGTAACCCTATTTGATTTAAGCTTTATATCCATACAGTATAAAATTATTGTATATACCCCGCTTTATTATCATCATATATAGAAGTCTGACTCTCAAAAGTAGCTACTACTAAATTATCTATCTGTTGTAATACCCTTAAGTAAGCTACAGCTTGGAATCCTTCTTGATTAGCAGGGATTACCCCCTGGAAACCAAAAATCTTAGTTCTTTCCATACCAGAATTATTACTATCGGATGATACTGATATAATCCCAGTGGATTCTACTTTAGAAAAATTCAAATATATATAATCAGTAGTACCATCTGCCCATGGTATAGCTACAAAAGTATTTTGGTCTGCCATAATATTAGATATTATACAAAATTAGAGGTATGGGGAAGAACATTCAACCTCCCCATACCTAAATATTCTAAATTTACTAAGCCACCGTAAAGGTAGTATTTGTGGTAACCTGCACGGATACTTCGGAACCATTCTGAGGAACATCTATTGTAGTAGGTGTTACTTCCAGGGTAGGATCACCAGCTGTCTGATTAAGGGTTATAGTTGCAGTAATCTCTGCACCTCCACCACCAACAACTGTGATTTGCTGGGACCTAGCTTCTACTGTATCATTCTCTGTACCTTGTAGTGTTAAAGTAAAAGCATACTTAGCTGTTGCTCCTGGGTCTCCTTCTATAGCTACCCCATTGACTGTATTCTCTCCAGCTGCTTGGTAAGTAATAGAAGAGATATCAGCAGTAACTATATCTCCACTGCCTTTAGTAAAAGTTAATTTTGTAGAGTTAGAAGTACCAGTAATAGTAATGGTTCCCCCACTTTTACTAACTGACATGGAAGAACCATTATTAAAATTGACAAACTCATTTGCAGGGACGTGGTTTGCTACAAACTGTTTATTTTCTGCTCCAGGGGCACTAACAGTAAAAGTAGCTTTTTGCACTACTCGGTTACCCCTATTTGCAACTTGAGCTTTTACTTTTAATGTGGTATCCCCTGAACCACTACTAGGATTTACTATAATCCCATTTTTTGTTACATCTGCCATTTTTTTTTTTTTATTTTACAGAAAATTCTGTATTAGTAAATACTTGATTTGTGTCTTGAAAATCATTTTCTTTGTTAAGAAAAATAATCTCCTTTTCCAATGAAAGCTTAGATATATCTCCTTTTTCATATATACAAATCTTATTCATATATATTCTAGAAACATATCTTTTATTTAAAATAAATAATGCTACTTTCCTCTTACCTACTACTATGTGGTTTAAAGGGTTTGCCATATTATTAAGATTTAACTCACATCTACATCCATAATCTTTTCACTTATAGGTTTACCTGTATCTATTTCTATCAATTTAAAATATAATGAATATTTACCTGGTTTGCTAAAATTCATAACAAATGGAGTAGTTTCATTATACTCTACTGGGATATTAAAACCATTGGGAGGACCCCAATAACCTTGGTCTATAAAATCATATTTTGTACCAGTAGAATCATAAGCATACCCGGTAACCTGAGAATCATCTGGTTTGTTAGTAGTACCAAACAAAACTCTTACTCTATTTACACCCTCTTTACCTATCAAAATGGTATATAAAGTTACATTACCATTTATGGGTTTATTATTAACTGGTACACTTTCAAACTCTACATAAAAATTATAGGTAGCTTTATCTGGTAACGGTTCATATTGACAATACATTATGTTATCCTCTACTAATGGGATTTCTGTAACTACCTCTATACCTCTTATAGTGGAAGATGATATAAATACTTGGTTATCTCCTGGAGGATTTAATTTTTTAATGTAGGATTCAAGCCTATCATCTTCTTTTACCCTCTCAGCTTTTTCTTCATCTAACTTACCTTGAAAGGTAGTTGAAGTATCTTGAATTAGTTGTGTTAAGTATATCCTAAGACCACTATCTCCATTAATCCTATCCTGAATTTCCTTGTTCAAAGCTTGATTTAAAGCTTCTACACTTATATTAGGATTATCAATTATAGAATTTATTTGAGATTGTAGAGCATTATCTGCATTTACTCTATTGGTTGATTCATCACCTAACCCTTTTTCTAATAAAGTTAATCTACTATAGATATCATCATAAGTAGAAGAAGTTGGAATACTTATCCAACTACCAATATCAAGCCAATTAACTGCAGATTTACCCCCAAATATCCATAACTCAGGTTTATCACTTTTATTTAAAAAAGTAATCAATCTACCTGGAGTACGTTCTTTTTCTGGTACTAATACTATAGCATCACTTAAAGTTAATTTCAATAAATTGTTATCACAACATGGGTTTAGATATCGTATGGAACAATTTATTAAACCATCAGCTAATATTTTATTTAACTCATCTACTGTATAATTAAGTGATGGTTCTGTACAATTACATTCAGCCATATCTCTTATATAAATTAATATATTATTACACCATCTTTAGTACATACACATGGTATATTGGGCTCCCCAATAACTTTTATTGGTAAGTTACATATATCTTTTATCTTATTACCTTCTGAATCTATTAACCAAATACCATCATTATTTACTACCCTTATTTGATTAGCATAGGTTTCTAATATCCTTCTAGACTCTTCCTCATCTTCTCTGGATAGTATTATAAAAAATAATAAGGCTTCATTACTAGCTTGAGCTACTTGAGTATCTCCATCTGGTTTATAAACTTTACCATTTAATATAAATCTATCCTCTGACCAATTAAAGTCCCAATATCCATAAATATCTAGAAACCTATTCTTTCTTAAGAGATTAGCCGAAATATATAGTATAGTATTGGAATTATCAGTTTCACCTGAAATTGTGGGTTTATTTGTAGGCCAGGTCCTTATATAATTGTATTGGAACAAACCATCCAATTGAGTGGGTATATATTTTGCACCACTATCTTCACCATAAGCAAGAGGTTGAGCAATCTTATTGAGCCATAGAAATGGTTGTTTACCAGCATCAACATCTATAAAATCAGTAATGATTTTTTTATACCTTTCCCATTGTTTTTCAGAAACTCTTTTTATACCTCTTGCCATACTACTTACTTATTTACAACTATAAAGGGGTCTGGTCCTTTTAACCCATTAGAATCTCTCCTATTAACAACTCTTGGTACAACTACTTTACTCATAGGATTGTTACATATAGGGAGTAATATATCTAACCTATCAGCTAACATACATAAATTTTGCCTAATCAAATCTACTACTCCACCTGGTTGCATTGCTTTAATTAGGTTAGATGTATATTCAGAATCCATTTCTGAAGCATTAAAATACTCTACTTCAGTAGGACCAGTTTTTATGGCTTTTATATTGCCATTACTATCACCATCTTCTACATCTGAAATATTATCTTGACTGGAATTATTTGATAATACAATATTGTATGTAGCTTTTAACATATTGGATATTCCTACTACCATATAATCATAGGCAGCTAATTCCATTATTAGTTGATTTTCTAGAGCTTCATAATATAATTCATTATTATATTCTTCTATTGGGATTTTATGATTTACTAGTGGTTGTATATACAACTGCCATTTTTCAATGAATTGTTTCTTAACATTTATAGGAATGTACCCAAATATGTTAGTTGGAATGTAGGTATCTATAAGTTTATAGATAGTATCTGATAAGGTAGTTTTTACTACATTTGATACAGCTACTTTTTGGGTACATTGTCCAACTACTTGTAGGTCATTATTCAATACTGATAATATAACTTTGTAGAATTTGGATTTACCATATACATGTATTGGATTTTCCTCTTCTGAGTTACTATTATCTCCAAAGTCCCAGCGGTATAAATAACCAACTGGGACTCCTTCAGATAAATTATCAAAACTTACTTCTAAACCTACAGTAGTAAAATTATAATCTACTACCATATCAAATTACTGATTAATATTCTAGGATTCAGAAGTAAATTCTTCAACAATAGCTTGTACTAAGGTATCTTTAGTATCACCACTCTCTACTTCAATATCCATAGAAGAAGCAATATCAGATAATTCTTGCATAGTAAAAGCTTTCTTAATCTTTTTTACATCAATACCATTTTTTACCATATCTTTTATGGTATTGGTACGTTCTTCAACACTATATTTAGGCTCAGTATTAGTAATACCATCTACTGCAATAACCAGATGACCTCCATTTAAAGCAGCCTTTACTCTCCTGGATTGATACTGAGCATTAGTTAAAGTTACTACTTCTCCTTTTTTTACAGTTATGCCAGTAGATTGGTCATGAAATATACCAGCATTCTTTCCTGTTGTTACTTTATATGACATAGTTGAGTTTTCTTTTGATTATTAAACTGAAAAAAGTGGTGGAGTATTTATTTCTCCACCACCAAACCTGTTTTTACTGAATATTAATGGATAAGTAGGGGTCTACATCCATGTAATCGGGAAACCCACTATCAGTGAACTCTTTGCTACCATCAAGCAATACACTAGCATCCTGATACATCTTGGAGAAGCCAGTAGTAATAGTAGCATAGATTGCTTCAGTTTGATTAGATACAATTCGTTCAGACTCAAGCATTAACTGCCTTGCAGTAAGTTTAATAAGAGCAGCACGAGGGTCAATAAGCATCAACTCATTATCAGGTACTCCAGGATGGATATAGAAATCTGCATCCGTAGGTACAGGTGTCTTAAGATTAAGTGTAGTCATAGGAGTACCAGACTGCCTATTCTTAAACTCAGAAAGGTCTAATACTTGGAGAGCTACATCCTCCCCACCAATCATAGTACGGAAATTCCTACCCAACCTAGATGCACGAATCCATACCCTTAAGATATCTTTGTACTGAATACCGTTAGTAGTGTTATCTACACCAATTACAGGAGCAGATTCAGAACCATCAGGTTGGTTACCATTGATAAGAATATCCATTGCTAAGGTATCAAGAGCATAACCGAGTTGTACTCCAAAATCCCTTATAAAGATACCCATTACATCAAGAGATACATAATTCCTTACCTCATCAGTAATCTTAAAACCTTTACCTACTTTGAAAAGTTTTACAGTCTTCTGCCCAAAGCTAACATCCCCCAAGGGAATAGTTTCGGCCTCATTAACCTTATTGGGAGCAGCATCGGAAGGATTAACAAAGGGCATAATAGCTGATAACCCATTGATTGCCTGGTCAGAAGAAATGATATTGGGGTAGAAAGGTGCTTCTTTCATCCCCAGATAGATAGCATTACGTATAATTTCAGGTACTATCCACCTAATAGAGGGGTCGGGCATTGTAAAGATATTATACATGGTATCAACTTTGGGATTAATACCAAGCTTTTCCATATAATCATCCATGGAAATAGCATACCTACTCTTTACAAAATCCTCTAAGGATATATCTACAGGCCTACTGTTATTGGAACCAGAACGAAAAGCGTCCAATTGCTGAATCGTGTTAGGTAATTCCCTAACAAAATCCTCGGATTTGTACTTACTAATATCTACCATGATTTAAGATATAAAAAATTTATTTTCAATGATTGTTTTTTAACGTACTAAAATTTGGATAAGCTCATTAGCTTCAGTTGCGGGGTTTATGGAAATAAATGTGGGATGTCCCTCTGCTTCATCCCTTTTATAGGTTACATAAATAGAATCTTCACTAAGACTTACAGGAACAACAGGACCAGCATCCAAAGCAGCTTGGGCCAAACCATATACAATAGCATAAGCTTGTACCATTACAGTTACTTCTACACCTAAAGCTGTTGCAGGATATGCAGGATATTCACTATTAGTTACCGCAATACCAAGAAATACTCCAGTACCATAATAAGGTTGGATAGTACCATCGGTATTAAGAGCAACAGGCTGCCCTTGAATAATGGTTTGTCCAGATTTTACTGGGAAAGCTTGATGAAGCTTATAAGATTCACTTTTATGAATCACAGCTTTGGGGGTAGGAGTACCCACCTTAGCCATAGTCTGAAGATTGTTAAATTTCATTTTGATTAAAATATTAAAGTTATTAAATTATTGGATTTTAATTACTTCCTGAGTTTAGAATCAGCAATGCTTCTTAAAGTCTGGTAGGGATTACTATCTTCATACTCTTCTTTATTGCTATCAACACTTATACTAGAACCCCTACTTACATTATGTGAACCACAATCATCACAATGTAAAGGGAATTTCTCATTAAGGGACCTATCATATGAATCCTTTAAAGCTAAGAGAGTTTCTAAATTATTGGTACTTTCAATCAGGTTTAAAATATTTTCATCTACTTTTTCACCTTCTAATTTCTTGTAAGAAACTACTACAGACTCCTTTACTTCCTTTAAATGAGCAGTACCAATTTCTACTAAATCTTTATTTGTATTAGTAGCTTTAACTACTTGTTCCTTTAATTCATTTACATTTTTTTCAGCATTAGCTAAATTCTCTTTTAAAGAAGTAGTTTCAGATACCAACTCTTTTACTTTGTTAAGTACTAAGTCCAAGTTAGGATTCTCACCATCAATTAAACTTAATGTACCTTCCTTGAATACCTCATCAAGAAATTTACTTAATTCTTCATTCATATTTTCATTTTTGTTTTGGTTAAAAATATTCCCTTTATTATTTATTTTACTGGTATTGTACATTATATCTACCTCTTTGCATCCCTTAAAGTCGAAGAATGATAGCTTACTTTTCAATTCATCGATACTCATTGGTTGCATATCCGAGAAAGAATAATACTCAGCCCCTGCATATTGAGGATTATTTATCTTGCCATCCTTTATTAATTGGGCAAATGGGTCTGCACCATGGGATACCAAGGAAGTTTCTTTATAGGATATAATTTTAGTAACTATCCTACGTACCATAGTACCATCATCCATGTACTTACCCAAATTATCATAGAATTCCCACTCTTTCTCAAAATTATGAGAGGGTTTCCATTCAAATTTTACAGTTACTGAATTAGAGTGTATAGAAGGAGGGTCCATGTATATACCTCTAACTATACGAGGATTAGAAATTCCATCTATTTTTAATACAGCATTTATACCACCAGGAATCTCTATACCATTATCAGTATATTTATTTTGCCATACTACTGATTTTATGGAACCTATAGCATTAGCTACATCTGTCTCATGGTCACAATTAACAGTTTGACCAACCAATAAACTCATGGACTCTTTAAGAACCTTTTCAGTAAATTCAGTTGGCATGTAATTTTTAGCTACTATACATGCCGATAACATCCTGAACATAGGTTCTATGAACTCCTCTTCCCTGGGATTAAACTGTTCTGGTTTAACATCGGGATAGTAAGTATTATAATTTGAATTACTACCAAATAACCCAAACTTATCTACACTCTCTTGGTCCTTTTTAGATACCTCATAAAACTTATCTGATATAATACCTGGTTCTAATTTTATACCAGGTACATGAGATACTAACATACTATGACCTGAACCAAGTATCATAGTATCACTATAAATTTTTTCTTTCATATTTTTGGATATTTGAAATTTAATATTGACTGTTATCTAGTACGAGTATCTTGGTCACCTCTTTTGGGATTAGGATTCTTTTTATCTCTAACCCTCCTATCCGATGTATCTTTATCTGCTTCTCTTTTTTGTTTTTTAGCATTTTCTTCAGGGGTACTTATAGTATCACTACCTTCTTTATTTACTCTGGGTTCTAACATATCAGGTTTATCATAACCCATCTCCCAAGCAAATTGTTCCTGACTTATAATACCCCTATCATATAAGGCTGATAAATTCCTTATCTTGTACTCAAGTCCCTGTTGTACTTTTAATTCATCTGAGATAGTTGAAGTACCAAAGGTAACTTTTACTCCTTTGTTGTTAAATCCCGCTAACCTTAATTCTAGAGAGTAGATAAATTCTAGTACATATTTTACTAGCATTTGTATATTTCTCAACTGGGATATCATCTTAGATAAGGAAATACCAGCCCCACCTTCAGTATTATTAGTTTGTACTCCTATCAAACTACTGTTTACTCCTAAACCATTGGCTACAGATTGTTGATTCATCCTCCATGGTTGTTCTATATTTTGAAGTGATTGTGTAGTTGAATTTAATTTGAATTCATGGTCTTCTTTAAAACCTGTTACTACACCATCACTTAAACCACCCATTAAGTTAGTTTTCAACTTCCTTAGTAAACCAGACAGCCTAGCACTATATTCAGTTTCTGATTCCGAGGGTTTTCTAGCAGGTTTTTCCATTTTTGCCTCTAGAAAACCTACCATACCCATCAACTCCATGATATGTTTAAAATTCAACCTCATATCATGTTGACCTTTTAGGGAATCTAAGGCTGCTATAAAAGGAGGTACTCCATATGGTTCATCTATATCATTATACATACTAACATACAAATAAGTCTCAGTATTTAACTTTATATACTGAGGCTTACCGTTAGTAATCATATTTTGATTTATTTGGTATGGTTGATATACTCCATTATTCAAACGTCTAAAAATGATATTTTCTGGGTTAAGGAAAACAATTGTAGATAAACCATCTAAATTTTCATTGGGTATAGCTTCTATGGATATTGCTCCACTAATCAAACATTGTACAATAAATTTATTTACTAAACCATCTACCCCAGCAGTATATCTACTCCATTTTTTAGAAACTTCTTGTAGATGATTTAACATACGTTCAGAGTTCTCTGAGGTATCTTTTGGAAATGATATAGTATGGCCAGTATTAGCCAATTTAAACATATCCTGTAAAGATATACTTACATCTGGATTTACCTTATAAAGGTCTCTTATTAATGGTATTAACTCTTTCCTAAAGGATGGTTCTACCAGATTGGTAAGATTTTTTAAAGTAGAGATTATACCACTATTATCAGGAACTGATACTCTACCGGGGGAAATAGTACCATCACTTTTCTCATCTTCTTTCTGACTGATTTTAGTAGGGATATCCTTCTCAACTGGTTTCCTACTAAAAATTTTCCAATTTAATTTAGGCATATGATTTTGAAATTTGATTTACAGAGGTAAAACAATGGTATCATTTCTGGGGGATTTTCTTATATGGTTACATATAGCTTTGCCAAATATATCATCATCAGAATAAGCCTGAGCTTCTAAATCTATATCAATTGAAGAATTTAATGACTTATGTTTACCCCTAGCAACTGGTCTACCTAAACCATCATATATGAATGTATAGGCTTCTTGTACAAAAAATGGGTCTTTGATTATTAACAAATCTTCTCTTATGTCTTTCTCTAAGCTTTCAATAATTAGGCTCCTATTTTTCTGAGTAGTTAACCATCCAGGTACTTTTTCTTCTTCTGGTCTACCTCCTTTTTTATTTTTCAGAAGTTTTGTAGAGAAGTATAAGTTAGGATAACCTTCATCTTGAAGTTGTAAAGTTACTGCCATACCAATATCATTGGTTTCTGGAGCAATTTTGGCAAAATTAAACTTTTCTCCAGTATCTCCTAGAAGTTTAGCATACTGGTTTAGTGGTATCTTACCTTTGTATATTACTTGTTCTTCTCCTTTGGAATCCATACAAGTAAAAGAGGAGTAGTCTGTACCTCTACCAGTTGCACAGTCTGCTCCTATATAGTAATCTGTACCATCTATTGGTTCGTTAAATTCTCGGTATTGTCCTCCTAACCTAGTTTTAATTGGAGTATATTCACTAAGAGTATCTTCTATGGCTTTTATATCAACTAAATCAAATACTGTATTACCTGAAGATAAAAAGTCACCATCTATTTCTTGTGCAGTTCTTTTAGGACCAAGAGCACTTGACATTTCTAGATACCATTTTTCATCTCTTTCTGGGTGCATTTGCCAATATAACCTTATTGGGTTAAATGGGTTACCACCAGATAAAGCATCTACCCAAGTACCATGAAAGAAATTACCTATACCGTAAGGCGTGTTATGAGACACATAGTCTTCATTTATGAGGTAAGATTCATCATTTTCAACACAAATATCATAAATGGTATCATAATACTCCCTAACTACTTTTAGCTTAGAAAGGTATATACTAGTACCACGTTTACCAGATACAACACATTGAATATAAGGTTTACTCAGCTTAACTCCGAACTTATTCTCAACCTCCTGGGATATCTTCTCTAATACTCCATAATAGTAACCAAGTTCCTGATAACGATATCTTATGTAAGCTACCACTCTTAAATCGTAGTTGAATCCACCTTTCAATTTAGACCCAAGCCTCATTCCATAAGAATGTTTTGCAGCTTTTTTACCATTCTCAGCTACTGTAACTATCTGTAAGTTGGTTACATAGTTATCAGAAGGATTGTTGTTAATGTGGTCAACTACATACCCTTCTGGAATTTCTCCTAAGAATACTTTAGCCACCAAATTGTGGACACATATCTTTTTCTTTTGACCTTGATTCCAAAGCTGAATATTAAGATATCGTTCCCTACCTGAACATGGTCTTGGTAGCTTCTCTATCCTTGTCCCATTTTTTATAATGAATATTCTCCCCCAGTTGGATACTTCATAGTTTGGATAGCCTGGTATAGGTTTACATATTTCTTTCTTGGGTTTTATAGTTACTGGATTCTGCTCCAGGTCACCTATACCAGTATGATAAAATATAGCTGGTATATCTCGTTTGATTATTTCTGAAACAGGTAACCAACCCTCTATGGTATATAGCTTATGTTTTGGAGTACACTTAATAACTTTACCTTGTTCATTATGAACTTCCCAAGTTTTCAGTACACCTTTATTTACGGAACCAAGTACTCTCTGCCACTTACCTGTATGTGATAATACTTTTAGCCCAAGATGAGATATGTCCATCTTACCAAAAGTCTTTGGACATATAGAATCAACCCTAAAGGAACCATCTTTGCCGATTATCTGAGTATCTCCAGTGATACAAGAATTTACAATAGCTGAACCACCAGTTGAAAGGGTTGGGAATGCAGAAGCCCATATAGTAGAAGCCCACCTAACTATAGCTGCTTCATCAATAACCAATAAAGAAAGAGATTCAGAACGACCAGCTTGGTCAGAGGTAGGTATGGATTCTATTATTGACCCATTTGAAAATTCAATTGTAGATGCTGAACCATATTCTCCAAATCTACCATTGGTAATTGGTGTTTGTAAATACCAAGGTAGATTTTTATACATGAACTTGATTTTTTTAAGAACTTTCTTTGCTACTGTATCCTTGATTGAAATAATGTTAACCTTTTTATTTGGGTGATACATGGTTAACCATAAACAATACATAGCAATCAATTCAGTTATACCAGCTTGTCTGAACTTAAGGATTATATTGAACCTCTCTTTCAAAAACTGATACAATACTGATTTTTGATATGGGTATAAATCAAATTTAACCATACCAGTTACAGGATTTACAACATAACAAAAGGTAGAAAAGAAAAATACATCTTTACTTACCTTTGCTAAAGTCTTTAGTTGTTCCTGATTAAGATATTTCTGTTCTTTTATCTTATCCTTTCTTGGCATGGCTTACTAAAAGTTGTAACTAATTCTCAAATATACATCAAGTCCTAATTCTGATTTAAATTTTGGGTAATAGAAGGAATTCAAACCTACTTCATAATTAATTTTTCTAGTATTGTATTTTAAGCCTAAACTTAAATCATACATACTGTTGATAGGTCTATAGGTTATTCCCAATGTTGGAGAAAATCTTTTAATGAATGGTTTTCTTTTCCAACTTAATTGATTGTTAACATAGTTGTATGAATATAGTTCAGTGTTTATATCATAAGTTTTAGAGAATACATTACCTTTGACATCTAACAAGCTTAATTGTAGATTATCATCAGTAAATAGTAATTGTATTAACCTATCGGTATTTGGGTATCTAGTTAAGAATTCTGAAGATATATCAAATGAAGTAAACTTATCAGTATACACTCTAACAGTATCATGTATGATTTGAATTTCTTTTATTTCTTTTGGTTCTGATTCTAGGTATTTGGTTATATATTTCGGTTTTTCAATATACACATATTCAGGTTCTACCTTTAAAGGTTTTTCAATATACACAGTATCGGTAGTATTTGAAAGGTATTTGTTTTTGGTTTTTAAATCCTCAATTTTTTTGGATTGAGTTATTAACAAAAAAACTAGGATACCTAAGATTGCTAAGGTACCGATTATTAAAAAATTTTTAATTTGGTTTTTCATAGTTTTTTTCTTTCTTTATTTGTTATTATTTTCCTCCCATAAAAGGAAATTACTTATTTTTCCTTTATGGGGAAATAAGTAATTTGGCGCGCGTATACGCGGGGAACTTTTTATATATACATAGTATATATACTTGATTAGGATTTGGTGAATTTTTTTTTATATATATT